AGAATCCATTAAAAGAAGAACTTGATATTGTAAATAATGCTTTACTTGAACTAAAAGCAATTAAGGAAGCAAAGCCTGATAAAGTATTAGAAACACTAAAAGATATGCTAATTGGTAATGGTATAAATGACTCTATTAACGATTATGTTGATAACTTGATTTTACCTATCAAACAAGCATTACAAAGACTAAATAAATACGATGAAATATTATCTAAAGGTAGACTAACTGATAGAAATTACAAGAATACTACATTAGATTTAGATAGCTGTAAACCTTATTTAAGGTTAGGGCAGTTAGAAGATATTTATGAGGAAGGTAAGTAATATGAATAAAGAATTAGAAGCATTAGAAGAAATAAGAGATTTTAGATATGGGGAAGATAAATTATTAGTTTGTCAAACCGAAATGTATAGCACTATCAAACAAGCCTTACAAAGACTAGAATCCATAGACAATGCAAACCCTAGTGAAGCATTGGAAGATTTAGAACAATTAGCTGAAATGGCTGATAAATGTTGGGTTAGTTGTGATGTTCACAAATGGAAGAATACTATCAAACAAGCCTTAATCAAAGCACAAGAGAACGAAAAGGAAAGTGCTTATATTGAAAAGATTAAGACAATGATGAAGCAAAAGGATTGTGTATTAAGATACATTGAGAGTGAGGACTGTTTCGCGGTTAAAACAATTTTAAGTGATGGATGGTATAAGCTAACGCCTGAATTTGTTGATGACAATGTAAGAGAAGAAATTAAGCCTTTACCACTAATTGAAAAGAATAAGCAATTAAAAGAAGAATTTGCTGAATATAAGAGAGCGCTTGAGATTATTAAGAAAAAAGATGTTGATATTTCATACTTAAAAAACGAGTGTCATTTTGAATTATGTTTATATAACAAATATTTAATCGAAACAAAGCAACTTACCGAAGAAGAATTTGATTTATTAAAAGAGGTGTTAAAATGAAACTATTACTATATTGCACAAAGGCAAAGCCTTATATTACTATTTCGAGTGATAAACAACGAGTATACCCTAGTTGTGTTATAAGTGATGGAATAAAAGAATGGCACTTAAATGGCAAAATCGTAGCTGAAAGTGATTTTGAGGTTGAGGATTTAAGAATAGTTGATGATGACCCATTGGGTGCTTATTGGTATGAAACTAAAACATTAAGTGAAAATGAGATATTAGAAAAATCTTGTTTAACAAGTGATGAGTTATTTGACTATTTAGGTGAAGATAACGAGGGTTATGCAATCCACATTAAGAACTTACATATATTTGATGAGCCAAAAAAAATTACAGCATATCATTGTAAGACTAACAAGAATGATGAACTTTGTTTAAATGGTGGTTGTGGTTATAAATTTTTTTACAAAGCACCTCAAAATATGATGAAGGTGTATGACCATTGGGGAAAAGGAAATGAATATGTTTTAATTTCAATTAGACCTGAATGGTTATGTAAAATTCTAAATGGTGAAAAAACTATTGAAATCCGAAAGAAAGTATTAAAGGAAATGATTATATGAATAAAAGAAAAATAACAATGAAAACACCTACTACACTATATTTCATCAATTTTTTAAGGAAGTTTAATAAGGAATGTGAACCGATAACATCAAAGAGTTTTAATTTAGAAAGAAAAGCAAATAAAAAACTATATCAAATGGTTATTAAAAAGAAATTAGGGAAGGGAAAAAGAGAAAGATGAAAACAAGTGAATTAAGATTTCAAGAAATTGAAAATCAAGTAAATGTAGGACATTTCTTAAATATTATTAAGCAACAAGCAGGAATGGAAAACGAACCTAAAGATACTTGGGTTGGTGAGTTTATCTATGAGATTATTTATAAAGACAAAGAAGTAGGCTATATAGCATACTCTAATTGGAATAATTCTTGCTGCTTATCTTGTGTATATATAAATGAAAGATATAGAAATCAGGGTATAGCAACTGCAAGCATTAGAAAGCTACAATTTATGATAACTCAAAAGAAAACATATAAAATAATGTATGGATTCGTTCATAAAACTAACAAGAACGCTATTCAGCTTTATAAGAAACTAGGCTTTAAGTATTTAGACAATAATGGCTATTATACAGTTTTAGATCCTAGCGAAGATAAATGCAAATTAGATAAAGGAATATTCTATGAGTTTGGAAAGGAACTACTATAAAAAAGGAAGGTAAAATATGAAAACATTAGATGAATATGTATTAAATGAATTAGAAAGCACAAAAAATGAATTAGCATTAGTTAGAAAGGTAAATGAAGAATTAAAAGCTAAAATTGATGAAATGTTAAACAAACAAACACTTGATGAAGTAGCTGAAGAAGATTTACCAAAATCAAAGGTATATACAGTTAGCGAACAGCCTAATTTCTATTATAGCGTTCGCTATGAAGATGATTATTACTTAAATGATTTATTAAAGAAATATAACAAGACACCTGAATATTTAAAAAGGGTTTTAAACGGTGAAGAAGATTTTGAAGAATATTGCAATTTAAAAGGAAAATACGGTGATGCTGTAGGAAAAGTGGAGCAAAGCACTTATGATTTCTTAATGGTTAATTTTTATGGAAATAAAGCATTGTTCTATACCGATTACAATAAACAAATTGGTATTATTCATTTAGATAATCAACAGTATTTCTTATCACCTGAAAAAGCAAAAGAACGAATGGAAACAATGGTTAAACAACAAATTAAAGATTATTTTGCTTATAAGCGTGATGAAAAGTTTGAACCAAAAGAAGAAAAGGAGAAACAAGAATGAGTAAACCATTAGAATTTAAAATTATAGAAACAAAAACAGGTTATGTTATGGTATTTTATTACGAAGATGGAACTACTGAAGAAGTTATTATCGGTAGCATACCAAAGGGAATAGAATTGAATAGACATTACAACATAACTGATTTATATGGCTATACAGTAATTGATGATAGAAAAGGATTATAGATGAATAAGATAACTAGAAAGAAATACAATATAGCAAAAAATGCTTTTGTTGGTGTAGAACAAGAAATATACGCTTATACAATACGCTGTAAATATATTCATAGTATGAAACAATGTAGGAAAAGAATGAATAAAAAAAGAGGTTATGCTTAATGAGTTTAATGAGTGAGTTAGTTAAACAATACAAATTAGATCCTAGCGATGAACTAAAGGATAAAATCGTTGAAGCTGCGATTGAAAATGAAAGACTTGAAGAACTGCATCAAAGAAACGTAAGAGAAAACAAGCGTTATAGAATTGAAAAAAGAACAAATGGTGAAACAAAGGTTTTAGGACATACTGATTTCATTTTTGATTACTTACAAGGAAATAAATATTACTATGACAAATGGAAATTTTATCCTATAGTGGTTGTTGATACAGCCAAAAACAAAGAATTAGAAATTGAAACCTATTCAGTATTTAGAAAAAAATTACAGGAGTGGATGTAAAAAATGGAAGTTAATGAAGCAATTAAAAGAATAAGACAGGAAACTTGTCCTGCAACATATATGCAAGATTTCGATAAGGAACAATGCTTAAAGGTAATTGAAGATAGTATCAAAGAAAAAGATGCTACTATACAAAACCTAAAAGAATATTTAAACAAATGGAACAATATGCTACAAGTTGATGGTGTAAATAGTAAATCAATGGTAAGAAATGATATACAACACCTTTTAAATAAGTTAAAATAAAATAAAAAGGAAAAGGTGAATAGTATGGATAGAAAGATTTTGGTAGAAGTAAGCGAAGAAGAATTAAAAGAACTTAATAAAGAGAAAACACTAGATGATTATGTAGATGGTTTAATAAATTATTTCGATACACATAATTGCGTTAAACAAAGAGGACATATTGATCCTATTAGTGCAATCGGAATAATGACTAAATTATATCAAACACCTAGTAGAACGATAGAATTTTCTCATAATTCGGATGGTGTGATTTATGTTAAAGTAGAAAGGAACGCTAATGATAACAATTAAAGTAAGCGAAAATTTAAAAGAAACAAAAATTGAAATAACAGGACACGCTGAATATGAAGTCGAAGGTAAAGATATTGTATGCGCTGCAGTATCAACAGTTGCTAACTTTGTAAATATGCAAATGGCAGGTCTAATTGAAGAATACGGTTTTTTCAGCAATCATAACAAACTTGTAAAGGGCGATACAATATTATTTATTCCTAGAATGAAAATATACAGTCCTAAAGCACCTGTAGAAAAAGAAAAACAAATTAGGATGCTTGAATCAGGTATGGTAATAGCAGCTCTAAACAACATTCGTAGAACTACACTTGAATTTCTATCACAATTAGCTGAACAATATCCTAATTATGTAAAAGTTGAGAAAAGCCAAATCTAATGAATATTGTCTTTTTAAGTGGCAAGCTAATTGGAATACAGGAATACGAAAAAAACGTAAAAATAGGGCAAATTGAAGATGAAGGAAATAATTATCTAGTTGTATGGGAAAATAAAAATTTTGTTAATGATGAAATTATAGGAAAAAATATTTCAGTTTTAGCAAATATAATTATATTAAAAATTAAAAATGCAAAAGGTAAAGTCACTTTTGTTAATGGCTACAAGGTTAAGGAGATGGAAATAATAAATGACATTTAGCGGAGCAAGTTATGAATCAATGCTTGATATAGAACGTTTAATTTACATTGAGAGAAGTAGATTAAGAACCTATGAAATAAAATTAAAGTATATGAGAGAAATTAAGGACAATGATGGAATAAAAGAAACACAATTCCTAATGAACCTATGTTCTAACTATGTAGATGAACTTAATAAGCTAGAAGAAAGTCTATTAGAAAAAGTCGATATGTTCAATATGCAACTTGGTGATACTGAATCTAATATCTTTATAAGAAAATTCATCAAGGCGCAAGATAATCAAAAAATACAAAATGAATTATTCTTATCACCTGCAGCAGTATCTAAATATTGCAAGGCGATTAAAGACAAGATGATGAATACTGAATACGGAAAACAAATACTAGAAGTGTTAAAAAAAGAAGGGGATTAATCAATCCCCTTTTTCTTCGCTTATAAGCTCACATACAGCATTTAGAATTAGCAATAAAATTACAATCACATTAAATACCTAATTGTTTTATTTCTCTATTTGTTAGTCTTAAAGTTGATTTTAAATATGTTTTATACAACATATCATCAACCTTATAACCTAGAGCTGTATAAACGAAGTATTTATTGCTTTTATTCATTCTTAATGAGTTGATATATTTAGTTATTTTAGTTTTCTTTGAAGTCTTTTCATCACCTTCAATTTCACTAGCACCGACAATAGCAGCTAAAGTTTTAGGATCTATTGACTTGTTTAAGTATGCAAGTTTCTCTAAAAGGTTCATTGATTCACCACTTTGAGCCTTTTTACTAGCGTTATAATAAGTATTTATAACTTTTGTTATAACTTTGGCTTGCATTTCTTCATTTAAGCCACCAAATTGGCTAGATTTTGTGATTTCATCTAAAACACCACCAACATTACCATAATACTTTGAAAACTCGTTATAATTGATTTTTCGAGTTTCGCCGTTTACACTGTAAGTTTCAGGAGCAGCCTTAACAATTACATCAGTATAGCCTTTAGAGTATAAAGAATATAAAGTGTTCATTGTGTCTTTAGATAAATTTACATATCGGTTTGTAAAAATTCGGTAATAAGTCTTTGATAAATTACTTGTGCTAGCATTTTTTACAGTTGACTTTGTAATTTCTTTGCCTTGATATACTGAAGTATCAAACGCTACTACATAATCACTTGCACCTGGTATATATTGAGCTAATGCTTTAGTCCACTTGTAAATGTTAGTTCCAGGCAAACCTGTAATATAACTTAAATCAGTATTGATTTCTTTACCTGTGATTTTACCATCCATATTTTGAAAAATACTTGTGACATTATCTAAAAAGCCTGCTCTTAAATTACTGAAGTTGACTTTCCATTTTTGCTTTAGATCCAATTCTATATTGTTTAATATAGGTATCATACCCATAATGTTATCGTTGAAATAATCAACACCAAAGTTTACGCCTTCTTTTGAAGCATTAATATCCTTCCAATCGTTATTTACGATATGTTTGAATAACTCGCCCATACCTGTATATACAATTCCTTGAATTAATAATGCAACTAAAGCCTTTGCTAAATCATCCCAATCACCTCTAGTGATAGGAATACCGTGTTTCTTTTTATAGGCTATCTTTTCTATTGCTGAATAAGCCATAGATAGATTTTGTTGTGCTTGACTTTGGAACATTGTGAATAATCTTACTAAATCGTTTCTACTACGTAAAAATTCACTTCTACCTAATGCGATATAGTTAGGCTGTGTATTAAATACAGTCTTTTCAGCTAACTTTGTAGCTTCTTCTATATTCCAAGAACCATCAGCGTTTCTAGTTTGTAGTAAACTAGCCTTCCATATAACATTGATAGCGTAAGTATCGAAAGCATTTATTCCACGTGATAATGTAGATTTTACACCTTCTAAAGCCTCACCTACATAAGCTAATGCGCCTTGTGTTTCAGCTTGTGCTACTTGTTTTGTTTGCTGTCTATAAGTGAACATATCAGGTTTAGGCGGCAATTTACCATTACCAATACCAACACCGAAACCACTCTTTAAGGCTTGTGCTAAATATCTACCTTTAATATATCTCATAGCAGCAGGGATTGAAGCAACCTGACTAAACATTACTTTAGGGTTAGCACCAAGTGCTACTGTTGCAACATTTCCACGTATCTTATTGATTATCTTATAGAATATATTATCAACATTGCTTGCTTGCTTACCGCCAATGCCTTGAACATCATTCATTAATGTAGCGATAAATCTTTGTAGTTTTACACCACTTACATTATCATATCTACTCTTTAATGCTTGTGCGAATGTCTTTCCGCCTTCTAGCTTATAGTTCCATAACTTTTTAACGTTATCAGCAACTACACCATAGCCTGCATAATTAGACATTTGAGATAGATGATTCATTACAACATCTATAATGTCATTTAACTTAATAGCACCCATAGTTCCTGTAGTTGTTTCATTGAATGTATAAGCTGCAGTTCCAGGCATTTGAGTATTAAAGAAATTATCACTTGAAATGTTTTGTTGTCTATCACTTTCAGCTATAGCAATAGGGAAGTAGAAATCATCACTAACGTTTGAGAAACCCCAACGTTGCATATCAACATCCTTTTTATATCTTCTAGCCTTTTTAAAGAAGTTCTCAACTGCATTTAAGAATTGACTATCAATTGAGTTTGCATCTTGTAAATTAAACTCTTTCTCAATAGCCTTGATTAAACCTTCTAGCTTTGCAGTATCAACATTTCCGTTTTCATCTCTAAATTGATTAACAACACCATCTATTTCAATACCACCAAAACGATTTTCTATATGTTGTCTAGCTTGTTCACGCTTAAACATCTCGTATAAGCTCAAGAATTGCCCTTTCTTTGCCTTTATTCCGTTTAGCTCGTATGTTTTCTTTAGACTCTTTTTAAATGCTTTAGAATCCTTATTTTTCTCGAAGTCATTAAATGTGCTACGTAAATCAAGTTCAGCACTTTCTTTTCGCTTTTCACTTTCAAATAACTCTTGATATACTTGATAGATAACTCTATTTTCATCATATTGAGCCATTTTCTCAATAACAGCTAACGGAGTCAAGAAACTTTGAGTAAAACTGAAACTCTCTAATTTTTCATCAGGTTTCTTCCAATTTTCATCTTGTGCAATTCTAGCTAGATCCGCAAGTGAAATATCATATTTACCCATTTTGATATGTCTTAACTTGATTTCAATTTCAAACATTCTCTTAATACCGTTTAATACTTTTTGATATATTGAATAATATCCAACATTTCTATCAGCTTCATCAGTATTAATTAATGTATCAATGTAATCATTTAAAACTTTGAATGGATTGCTTTCTTCACTTGAAAAATATGTATTAACAGGTGTATCACTTGTTTGATTTTTCATATAAGCCAAGTTCCAAGCGTTTCTTAATTCCATTAATGGTTGTAATAATTCGCCATTTAATACCTTTTCAGCCTTTAACTTGTTTGTAATCTTATAGAAATCTCGCATAGCTTTAACTAAATCAGGGTTTACACCACCTGTTCTTATACCACTCTTTGTAGCACCATCAATATCACTCTTAATCTTATTATAGAAGTTTTGAGCAGTTCTAGTGACTAATACAGCTCGTTTATATTGCTTAAAGCCGCCTCGCATAGCTCTTAACTTCTCTTTAATTTGTTCATTGTAAACCCATAGTTTACTAATTCTTTCTAGGAATTTACCTTTAGTTGATATTGAAGCACCTTCAAATATAGAAGTTAAACCTTTTCTAATTTCTTCCATATCTTGTGCGAATACATCACGGTTCTCGCCGTTCTCAATATATTCATCACCAAATATAGCTTCTTGCATTACTACTAATTCACTAAATGGTATTAAAGTATCACCATCCACGTAATCACTATTCATTAAGGCGTTCATATAATAATCTACTGCAACATCAATTTTATTATTTGATAAAGCGTTAGAGATTTGATTTAAGACATAACTTGACAACTTGAAATCAGGATTAATATTCTTTCCTAATTCTAGTAAAGTCTTTATATCTTCTACCTTAATCTTTTTGATACCGTGTGCATCAGTATATAATTCAATATTCTTTTGCTTATAGTAGTTAATGTTTTCTTCAAGTCTAGCGTTCTTATTTTCAAGTGTTGCAACTTGTTTTAAAGCCTGTGTTAATTCTTTTTTATACTTTCTAGTTTCTTTTCTTTGAGTTGAAAGTTGTTCCTTTAAGGCATCTAATTGTCTTTGTAGTCTAGCAACCTTTCTCTCATTGCCTCTAGCATTTTCTAATTCAGCCTTTAAGCTAACTACCTTTTGACTTAATGCACTAACTCTTGTTTGAAGTGCAGCTATTCTTTCTCTAAATACTCTTGTTTGACCTTCAAGTATCTTCTTTATCTTTGATACTTTACCTTCATTAGCAATTAGAGTTTCAATTTCACTTCTTACAAACTCTTTAATAGTTGTTGCGAACCTATCACCAACTGCAACAAAATCGCTTAATCTATCATTAGTAATATTATCAGCAGGGTTTGAATCAAATGTTAAGCCTTCAGCAATAATATCAGTTATCTTTTCAGCCTTTTGTTCAGCGGTTAAATTAGAGTAGTTAATTGCATCTTCATTTCTTACATATTGAGTATTATTATACTCGTTTAAAATCATTGCAATTTCAACAGCTTTAATTTCTCTAGTAGTTCCTTCAAAATCTATCTTAAAGTTTTTACTTCTAGTTATTCCACTTTCTTGTAAAGTCTTTTCGATAAACTTAATTTGATTATTTACTGAATTTAAAGTATAAACCTTACCATTTAATCTTAAATCAGCTTGTGCCTTAATACCTGCCATTTCAGGTGTTGCAACCTTTCTAGCATTATTAATTATTCTAACACGCTCTTGAACAACTACTTGTGGTTCGGTTTGTGGCTGTAATTGTGAAATTATATCATTTGCAACTTCTCTACCTGTTCTACCAAAATTGCTATTATATAATTCTCTAGTCTTATCTATCTTTGGTTCATTAAATCTACGCTTATATGATCCTGCGAATAAATCATCTTTAAAGAACTCTAAAGCCTGTCCTTGCTTTTCAGCATCTAGGTTAGTTCTTTGTAGGTATTCAGCATAAGCATTTACTAAATCATCATAAGGTTTAACTAAATCATTATAACGTTTCTCTATAGTAGATTGTCTTGTAGGATTAGGTGTTTCTTTAATTTGCTTGTATAAGGCTAATATGTCTTGACTTTGACTAAATCTACTTGCTTGATTATAAATAGCATTTACATCTACGCCTGCATCCTTTAAAGCCTTTTTAACAACTTCACGATTAAATACATATTCTTCTTGTGCTTCAGCAGTAGCCTCACTGACATTAGTATTTGCAACTTGTGTAGCTTTTGTTTTTCCTATAATCTTATCTAACTTTTTAGCATAACGATTATATTCATTAATTGCTTGTGTTTGAGCTTTATTTAATGAGCTAGCAAACTTCTCACTATAATCAGCAACATTGTCGATATTAGCGATTATTGTTCTTACATCATTTATAAAGTTATATTTTAAATCAGCTGCTTTCTTCTTATCAGGATTTTCACTAGCAACTAACTTTCTAATATCATCAAGTTCTTTATTAATGTTGTTTTGGATTAATTCCTTAAATGCTGTTCTTAATTTTGCAGTAGTTGTTTCTTCATCTTCATTTACTGCATTATCAAGTATGCTATTAATCTTAACAGGTATTTCAGCATTTAATGAGTATCTTTCATACTCACGTGAGTTTTCTTCGTTATCTAAATCAAACTCATTAACTGTTTCTACCTCCCTAAATCTAATATCATCGCTTTCAGTAGGATTAAGGTTATCAACATTTTTAATTTGGTTAGGTTCAAATACAACATATTCATATATAGGTGTTTTCTTACCATCAGTTGAATATGACAAGAAATTTCTTATTCCATCATATCCTAGTTCTTTCATAACCTTAATTCTTTCTTCATCTTCAGCTATGTATTCTTTTAAAGTCGGATTATCAGGATCTCCGCCATAGTCTAAATATTGTTGTATATCTTCCTCACTAGGTTCGTAATTAATATCGCCTGTAGTTATTTTTAAAATATCAATTATGAATTGTTGCATATCAGCATCCATATCTTTAAAAACAGGTTCTTCAGTATAAACAATATCATTTTTTTGTAAATCTAAAAGTTTAGTAATGTTCAAATAAAATTCTCTTGTTTTATCGCCGAATTGTGCTTGAACCTTTTTATCATTTGCAGTTGCAAAGTAGAAACCTAGTTTAGCATCATCGTAAAAAACAGTATTTGAAGTTAATTTATTTTTATCAAATATATTAAAATCATTGTTAGAAGTATGGTAAAAGACCATTAATCTACCCTTTTCATCTCTAGCTTGACTGTCTTTAAAGAATTTTTGTTGCTGTTCGCTTAATTTATTTCCTTCACTGTCAACTTCCCTGAAACGAATATCAGGATTAGATGTAGGATTTTCGTTAGTTGTAGCCTTTACTTGATTTGCTTTGAATACTACATATACATCACTTAAACCTAAATCATTAGTGAAATCAAGCTGACCATTATCCATTATATTTTTGAAGATTATACCATCGTATTTTCCTTCTTCTTTTACTTTCTTGGCTATTTCATCAGTAGATAATCTCTCACCTTTATAACGAATGTTTAAAAAGTTATTTCCGTGACAATCAATTATTAAAGGATTAGTTGATTTAGCATATAACGAATAAATCCTATTTCCTTTACCTTCATCAATGTCTAATTCTTCATCCATATTGTCTAGGTTTTTATTATATTGGTTATCGATTTGAAATTCTCTTAACAATTCTTCTTCATTACCATAAATTGTATTGTTATCGAAATCTTCATTTGTGGCTAAATAGCCTTCCTTCAAAGCATTTTCTAACCAAGCAATACGATTTTTAACAAAACCATCTTCTCCATTTTTAGCTTCATAATTTTTAAATGCTTCGATTTTTGCTTTTACATATTCTTGTGCTTCAGCATCATCGCTAATCTTAACTAAATCTTCATAAAAATCATTCTCACTATGTTCGCTATAGAAATCTTCAATTAATTCATCAGCATTTTTATAAGTGTTAGTATTGACTAGGTTATAATTTCCACCATAAGCATAAGCATTATCATAACTAGGTGTTAAGAATATAGGATTATCATCTCTAAATTCCATAAAACCTGCAATTTCGCTGCCGTGATAAAGTTTTAATATTCTACCTTCATCATCTACAAACTTATTGCCTTCGTTCCATTTTGCCATTTGTGGTGAAATAGAATCACCATCGCTATCTTCAGTTTCTATAAATCTTGTATCATTATTAATATTATCTAATTGCCATTGTTTAGCAGCATCGTATGAATCTTTATCAAATGTTTTTGTTTCTACTGATTGGTTATTTACCATAAAAGCTATTTTTGGTTCGTTAAAACGTTGTGCTATATTATGATGATCGTATTCCATATTATAATCCATCAAAGAAGCAACCTTAAAGCCTAACGCTTTTTCATAATACTTGGCAAGATAGCCATAGCAATCTAAATGAGTTCCGCCTTGCTCAATAACGAAATCTTTAATAGCTTCAATATAACCACGCTTATTTACATCAGCATTAAATGCACTAATTAGATTTCCATCAGGTTCAATAGCGAAACCTTGTAAACCATCTTCACTCAAATAACACTTGCATCCATCGTAATTATCGTGTAAATCTACAAGCTCATTTTGCACTAAATAAGGCTTTATTGTTTCAAAAGCATCGTGAAATAAGTTTGTATCTACATTACTATAGATATTAAATGTTGTGCCTTTTGATACTGATTTTAAAGCATATTTGCTGACATTGGCATCGCTATTTCTATTGGCTGCCAATTTTTCTCGTATGCCTCTTGTATATCTTTCTCGCACTCCTTCATCAAGTTCTTGATTTGTTCTTGTGGAGTTTTCAAATCTTTTAAGCAGTTCTCTACTTGTTTCTTGTAATCTTCTAAAGTCATTGTCTATATCCTCTTTTCCTTTGGTATCTTCAATAATATCACTTTTGTTTTGTTTTTGCAATACTTGTTTAGATTCACGATACCTATTTTCAGCAGTTTTATTTGTTCTACTATCCTTTATACCATCTTGTAAAGCCTTAACAATTTTATCATAGCCTTCAGGTTTATTCTTATTATTGCTAAAAGCCTTTTGAATAGCATTTAACATTTTTCTTAAACCACGTGAGTTTGCTTTCTTAATAATCTTGTTAAAATCTTTAAATGATGTGAATGAATCCATTAAATGTTCAGCTGCGACTTCTTCATTGAACCACGCTTTATTTTCAGCACCCATTTTTTCGTTTATTTTGTTTTTTTGTTCGTGAGATAATTTCTCATAGGCTGTTAAAGTTAAACCGTTGTTTTTAAGCCATTTTTTGCCTTCAGCAGTATTAACGAAATTCTTTGCTTGTAGTCTTACTTGTTTTTTAAATTCTTCATTATAAATATCTTTAGTCATTGATTCAATAATAGATGATGTCAACTTGCTTTCTTTTAAAGAACCTTTTTCAGCACTTGCGATATGCTCGCTTTCGTGAATAATTGTTTTAAAGTATTCATTGAATGTTTGTTTGCCATTTACATAAACAGTTTTATTCTTGAAATCAGTAGCATTTTTAGGCGCTTTTTCATAATCATAGCCTAGATTTTTAACAGTTTCTCTACCTACATCTTGCATAATAGAGTTAGCGTTCTCGTTCATAGCCATTTCGCCACCAACTGCTAAACCTACTTTTCTTCTTAATGCACGTGGCATATCTTTATCATTAACGCCTGCTTGCACTAATTCATCATAGTTATTTTTAACTGTATCTAACCATTCTTTAAAATCATTAGCGATTTTCTCTTGAATGAATTGTTTTTGTTGTAGTAGCTTTTTAATCTTTGGATTATCTTCTAAATTAGGATATTTAGTGACATCATTTTTCTCAATTTCTTCTTTTAATTGAGCGTTTAATTCTACAACTTCATTCATAGAATTTTCAAACTGAACAGCTTTAACACTTTGGTATTTAGCAATTTTACCGCCAACTTGTGCACCTTCCATTATACCTGCACTTAAACCACCATACAAATATGATTCAAATAAGCCTTGCCAACCGCCTTGTTCATTAAATAATTTTTGGTATTTTCCAATGAAGTCATTTTCATCACATTCCTTATAAATCATCTTTAATACAGGACTTACTATATCGGATACAACTTCTTCCATACCTTCCTCATTAAAATTCTTAATAAGGTTTAAAATAATGCTCTTACCGTATGACTTACCAATACCACCAACTACATCATTAGCCACTTGACCGCTTACTTGTTTGCCTGTCAATTTAGTAAGGACTTTTCCACCACCCTTACCAACAAGGTTAAGCAACTTACCAACAGTTAATTCGGTAAAAGATTCAACTGCTGCATTTCCTAGACCATATAAGAAGGCTTTTTCACTTGTAGCACCTTCATTTAGAGCTTCTTCAGCGCTTTGTCCACCTACACCTTGTGCAGCTAAACCCCAACCAACGTATGGTATTGAAGTTAAAGCAGCAAAGCCTAATGATGAACCTACACCTTGTGCTATATTTTTAACCCAATCTTGTGTAGCCTTATCATTATAAGAATACTTACTAGCTTTATCACCAAACATCCAAGTTCCTGATACATATTTATCAGCTTGTCTATACCATTCTTGTCCTAAAACTAAATCGTTAGTTAAATCTTGTTTGATAAAACTATCAATATGCTTACTTGCATTTTCATCGCCTAAAACATTTTTAGCGAATAATGAACCAACTAAAGCACCTGCATCTACAACACCTTCACCTAATTTTAAGAAGGCTTCAGCAACTGTATTTTTAGCACTATTAACCCAAGCACCTACTTGTTCCCACCAATTAAGACTTTCAGCCTCATATTCGCTAGACCAGGCAATTTTATTTTCTTGTGCGATTTGAGATAGACTTTTATTACCACTATTTACAGCATTACTTGTAATTATTGAATTACTTTCTATAGCTCTACGCTTATTAATAGCATCAATAAGGCTTGCTCTTTTACTAATTTGAGCATCTAACTCTATATCTTCTAAACCTGTATTTTTATATTGTTCTTGTAATTGTTTTAAGTATAACTCATAATTAGTATTCGCCATAATAACTCACCTTCCTATTTAGTGTTTGAATTGTATTCTTTGATAATTGCATCTACTTCAGCTTTAGTTTTAGCATTTTTTAATTTAGTAATTGTGCTTTTAGCTTTAGCAAAATCTCTCATACGCTCATTATTAGTTCCTGATTTGTTTTCAACTACTTTAGTAAGTTCTTTGATAAAATTATCACGTGTTTCTTCCCAATTGACACTATTGTTTTCAGTTCCATCAGCCATTACTAAATCGTTAATATATTTAACGTAGTCTTGTGTTGATATATTAGGGTCAAAATTAGTAATAATATCATCTATTTGTTCTTTAGTTAAATTAGGGTTAGATAATGCTGTTTCATATACTTCATAAATTCTATCTTCATTAGTAGCTTTATTTTCTTCTTCATATTCTCTTAAAGCCGCTTGTTGATTAGCATCTATCTCTCTATAAGCGTTCATTAAATTTGCATTATTTTGAGCTATTTGTGTAGCACCTGCATTTGTTCCTTGTAAACCTAAAGATTTCAAATAAGCATTTGTATATTGGTTAGCACGCTCATTAATAGCAGCTAATTCAGCTTTTTGGTTAATGCTAGACTGTGCTAATTGTTTACTATATAAATCCCATAAATTAGTTGAATTTGCATTAATGCTAGGTGTAGGATTAACACTTGGACTAACATTAGGTGTTGTGTTAGAACTTGGACTAACGTTAGGTGTTATGTTAGAACTTGGTTTTACTACAGGATTCACACTTGGAGTTGAACTCGGTGTGCTTTGCTTAATAGGAAATTCAGTAGTCACAACAGGTTTATTTCCAAAATTTGTATTAACTATATTGCCACCGTATCTTTTAAGAAATTCCTCATACTGATTCTTTAAACTCATTTACTTCTTCCTCTCTTTCTTCGTTTAGTTTTTCATATTCTTCTTGTGCTATCTTGTTTATATCTTTATGCTTGTATATTCCATTCTTACACTCGATAGAGAATAAACGTAATATTTCTACTTTAAAATCTAAATACTCAACATCTATCTTAACTAACTGAATACCTAAAAATACACCCCATACATAAGCTGACAATATACAAAATAATCTTTTAACTAAAGTTAATATTGTTTCAGCAGTGCTTTCATTAAACATTCCTGTTGTTAAGGCTGTTGATACTATACATAAAATTAATAGCATTACTATTCTATAAGAATAATTTACTGCAATATATGAACCTTTCTTTTGTTCTTGTTTAGCAGCGCTCTCCCACATATCTTTATCACTATTTCCAACTGCTGTTGTAAAATATGTGCTTGATAGATTACTAACCTTAATTCCACCTGCAAACACAAATTTAATTGCTTCTATTTGCTCATCACTACAAGATAAGAAATAAGTTGTATCATTTGGGTATTTACCTTCGTAAATTGTATCTTTCCAATCCTTTTTAAATGGTTGTTTTAAGCTATCTAATTCAGTTAAATCTAAATCAAGGACTTCCATTTGTTTTATTCCTAAACCTTTTAAAAATACCTCAATTTTACGTTTTAACTTTCTTTCTCTATAACTCTCTAGCCAATCATCTAAATAAGCATAATACACGCTATCAGTTAATTCACCTAATAGCTTTAAGAATCTACCTAGTGCTTTTCTAAATGCACCACCGCTTTTATTTCTATATATATCTTCACTTGTCTTTTGACCGCCTACCATTCCAAATATTGAAAAGCCTGATAGAATAACGAACTCTATCCAAAAGGCTGCTGTTTGTAATTTTTCAGGATCAAATGCAGCTTGTGTGACTGATAATACAATTACCAGGATAATACATAGAAGCACACTACCTATTGCATATACACTTTTTCTAGTAATACCATACTTTCCTAATTTGCCGTTATTATATTCTTGTTCTATTTTATTCTCCGACATTGTTCTACATTCCTTTCACTCTATCTTGAACTTCTTTGTAAATGATGAAAGCTATTATAGGTGATACAATAACTAACACCGTAATACCAAATGTTCGCATCCATTTTAAAGCATCACTACCAAACCCTATTAATAGACAAGTTAAACCTATTAATACGAACACTAGCATAATGATTAAAACAGTAATGTTTCTCTTTGGTTTCTTCGCCTTAAATTTCACCATAATTATCCGCCTCTATTGTTTCTTCCTTCTCTACTGTTTCTTCTTCATTTTCTTCAGGTTGTTTTCTTACTGATACTCTAATTTCTTCATCATTCCAAGTATTTAACATTTTGTCATAGTAGCTAGCAGGTATCTCAAATATAGAGAATATTGCAAAGCCAATCCAAAACATACAGCTTATGATTAAGAAATCACTAATTATTGAGTTTAAACACCAAATGATAGCAACGATAAATGTTGCAGTTATTAGTTTGTGTAATCTTCTAATACCAACTTTTACAAGTAGTAATGTAAAAATTGCAAGTAGTATTCCACCTGATGCAACGCTAAATGAATCCTTATTTGTTGCAAAGTAATCATCAAACTTTACACAAGCTAATATAAACATTGGCAAGAATAAACCGAAATACATTAAAACCTTAAATGTATATTTCTTAAATAATATTGCTTTCTTATTAAGTTTTTTCTTTTCTTTTTTATTAGTTGTTTGTTCCATCAGTATCACCTACATCTTCGTTCACAATTTCGTAGATTTTCTTGCCTTCATCTAATAGCTTTAATATCTTTTCAGCATAGCCATTTTTAGCTAATTCAGGTGTAGATGCAATTAGATAAGCAACTAATCTCTTAAAATCTTCGGTTTCAACTTTGGCAGCTTTCAATTCCTTAATTTCATCTTTTGCTAATTCGATTATCTTTTCATAATCTTTTCTCTTTTGTTCGAAATCAGCCTTTGCTGTTTCATATAGTTCTTTAGCCATTGTTAAATCACTATTTGCTTGTTTTCTTTGTTCTTCAGTCAATTTAATACCGCTACTCATAACAGCCATAATGACTTTATAACGCTTCTTATAAAGCAAGTAGCCTAACAATGAACCTGCTAAACCTAAAGCACCACTCACAATAGGTGTTAGCCATTTGTTAAGGAACTCATTTAATTTCATACTTATTGTCACTTGTTCTTCTTGTTCTACAACTTCAGTTGTTTGTGGTTCTTCTTCTTCAAGTGGTTCAGCATAAGCACTTATTTTACAGCCAATTCCAAAAGAAACGCCTAAAATACCTAATCCGATAATGATTTTTCTAAATTTCTTTCCTTTTTTCATAACCAAACCTTCCTTTTCTTGAATTTTAAAATCATTCTATAATGATTTTAACCCAAAAATTAGGCGTTTGCAATACTCGAAACAAAAACAAAACACAAAAAAGTAAAAAAAAGTGGGTAAAAAACACAAAAAGGGAGTAAAGCTCCCTAATTTGCTACCCAAAATACATCAACTATCTCGTTTTCAGTATTCCAAATATCCATAATATTACCAAAAATACTGCAAGTTAAATGTCCTTCAATTCTAATTATCAGTTTATGTTCCTTAAAAAGTCTTGATAATTCACCTACAGTTATGTCTTTTGGTTTAAATAATGGCAATCCGTATTGTTCTTCTAAAACTTTGCCATAACACTCTCTCGATATAACATTACATTTGTTCTTATAACTGTTCTCTAATAAAACATTCTCAACAACATTATAATCTATATCTAATGTAAGACTTATAGCTCTTACAACACAGTCACCTATAGTCTTTCCTTTGGGATTGACATTGTAGTAAATATACACTATTCTCCGCCCATTACTATTTCATATAAGTAGATACAAACTTTTTCACTAGGATCTATTTCTAAATCAGCATCTTCTAACCACGATTTAGCCATACCTAGATACATTCTTGAATCATTTGATACTGTAGGATAATCGCTTACGTGCATTAAATAAATAGCATAAAATTCATCTTCATCATACTCTTTAAAATCAACGCCCATTTGTTTAGCATTTGTGATTATTTGCTCTTTAGTTAGTCCAAATCTATCGAACTTCTTTAATTTCTTAATCCAAGTCTTTAAATCTTGTTCGTATTCTTCTTCATAATCTTTATCGCCATAATCTCTCATAGCATAATCATACATTCTTCTACGTTCTCTAGGTTGTTCATAGTCCATATAATCATTTTCATATTCGTATCTATTTCTACGTGGCATAGAACCTTCTCTATAATCATATTCAGGAGCGTAGTTTCTATCGCCCATTCTATAATCTCTTTTTTGTCTTTCACGATATGCTCTTTGTCTTAAATATCTATCTCTCATACATTACACCACCTTATCAATATTCATTATTACATTTGTATATGTTGCCTCAATTCCTGTATTAACAAGTGATAACTCTTTAGCAACAGTTGAATTGCATCCTAATACAGTTGTTGTATCTACTAATGTATAATAATCAATAACTAAAGTTCTAAATTCAGTATCAGCAGTTGTTATTGTTTCATTTGCAAATGCACCTGGAACAGCAAAGCCATTCTCATATAATTGTAATGCTACTACGCCTGCAGCTGAACCGCTTGCGACAGCTGTGACTGTTATATGATAGATACCGTTTTGTTGTAAAATTACATCTTCGCCTGTAAAATCAAAGGTTCTTGTTCCGTTAATTCTTTTACAGTATCTTCTATAGACTGAACCTAACTCTACATTCCCATTTGTCACTACATCTTGTGTAGCTACATTTCTTGTTCCTAATAATAACATATTAAACTCTCCTTCTTTTTAAATAATAAAAGCGCAAGGACTAAACCTTACGCCTAATAGATAATTAATCTTAAAACAGGATAATTAGTCCTAATGATTCAATATTTAATTATTGAATGTTTGTGCCATTGCAACCACAGCCACATCCATAAGGGTTTGCTACTACATAAGCAGGAATTGGACTAGGTGTTCTTAAAGCATTAACAATATTGCTAGTTTGTTGAGCTTGTGATAATTCGCCTCTTAAAGCTGTATTTTGAGCTTGTAAAGATGCTATCTTTTCTTGTGTCATATAATCAATGATACGGTTTGCATTATCAGTAGCATTTTGTCTAGTAGCACATTCTTCAGTAGCAATTGTATATTTTAAATCAGCTAACTGTGCGCCTAAAGCTGAACCTACATTGTTAATAGTTTCTCTTGTTTGGCAGCAACAGTTTTGCATATTAAAGCCTAAATCATTCATAGCTAAACGATTTTCATAACCATTTGTAGTTATTGCATTAATTACATTACCGAAATCAGTGTTTAAATCGGTTGTGATACCATCTAATTTATTTGTTATTTGCATAGTATCTAAAGCATTATGAATTGATGCTTCAATGTCATTTGTTGCTTGGTAAGTGTGGTTGTTTCCACCAAAACCGAAACCATTACCACCCCAACCACCAAATATGATGGCGATAGCTAATAAGCCCCAAATTCCTCCGAAGTCGCCTCCCCAACCATTGTTGTTATAACCATAGTTGATTGGCATTTCGCCTTCTACATAAGCCATAAGTTTATTCTCCTTTCTTAAATTAATTATTTATATTAACGCTCACTTAATCTAGAATCATAAGCGTAAATACTAGCCTTTAAGTGCTTTTATCAATTGCTGTGGATCTATTCCACGCTGCTGACATATTTGATTAAACACTTGATTAGGATTTGCACCACGCTTTAACTGATTTAATATCGGTTGCAACTGTGGATTCCTATAAGCCAACTGCTCAAATAAAGCCATTGGATTTTTAGCGTTTTGAAACGCCTGATACATATTTTTCATTTCACCTAACCTATTAACATTCATAGGATTAGATGGATTAAGTGTATTGAATGGATTACTCATATTTTAACCTACTTATTTTCGCTTTCTTTTGCATTTTCAAATTTAGATAGTAAATCATTAACCTTATTACTTAAAATGTCAAAATCAGCCTTTAACACATAATCATTATTTACAGGTTGATTTGTATTTTTTAGTTCATCTTCCTTAATCTCGGTTAATCTAAAATATCTTAAAGTTGACTGACCTACGCCATTAGCTGTTTTCATATAGCATAAAGGACTATCACTATCCATTAAAAGAATGGTTTGATTTGGCTGTAATTGAAATGATTTAGCTCCTTCGATACCATTAACAAAAGCGTATTGGTTCATTTGCGGTTGTTGTTGCTGTTGATACATATTAGATTGCTGATACATATTAGATTGTTGATTGGGTTGTGGTGTGTATGGCTGATACGGCATACCATAAGGATAACCACCATAATTATAATTTGGCATTTTATCTCCACCTTTCACATTTATTTTACAAATTTATGAAAAGAAAATCGTGGTAGATTTATACCAAATTTAGACCAAAAAGAAAACAAAAAGAGGATTATTAATCCTCTTTCATTACTACTAATTCTCTTTATTGAATATGCACGCCCTATATAGTAGTGCTTCTTTTATTGTTTTTAGATTGTTATCTATCGTTTTCTTATCACCTATTTCTTTTAGTTCAGCGTAAATGTCATTACAGTTTTTACGTTCTACAAAGAATTTATAAGCAATACTCTTATCTCTAGCTTTTAGATAACTATCATCAATAATCTTTTTATATTCATCGCAAGTAAAATCACATCTATACAGTATTGGTAAGTTTGAAACATATTTCTTGTGAAATTCTTTCATAGTTAATTTCATACTATTAGTTTGTAAATCCATTAACGTATTTATTAAAACTGTATAAATAACCATTTTAAATGTATCTTCCGTTAGAGTTGGTTCCTTTTTAACACGACTTATTCTAGGATATGTTTCGCATAATACTCCTAATGTTTTGTTAAACTCATTCTCAAAATCTTCTTGTAATTCTTTTGCTCTTATTTTCTCATCCATAATTAACACCTCTCCACTTGTTTAATTATATATTGTTTCGCAAAACATTACAAGCGTTCATTATTGTTCTTCTTCAATTTTTTCATCAGTTTCTACATAATTGTATTGAACAGGTATATTATCATACGCTTCAGCATACTTAATGTTTGTTTCTTTTTGTAAAATATAAAATCCTTCATCACTAAATGTGTGTATTTGTCTAACCCCATTTTTACAAATGTATTCTTCTTGTTTTAACATATTTAACCCTCCTATTCAGTTATTGCACTAAACCTAACTTTACTATCGTTATAAAGAGTAGACCAATTTGTTGCCACTTTATAACTTTCTATTAAATTACTTGGAACATAAACTGTTGTTGTATTACCAATAACTTTAGAAAAAGCATTAGAATTTTCTAATGTGACTACCTGATTAACACTTAATGTTATTTTTAAACTTTTTACATTTAAAAACGTTTGTTGTTTTATAGTTGTTATTTTAGGTAGTGAAATATTTTTTAAAGATGTGCAATTACTAAAAGCAGCATTACCCATATTGATTAGATTAGGAAGATTTACATTTTTCAATGCTGTGCAATAATAAAAAGTATAATTCCCAATAGTAGTTAATTTAGGAAAATCTATACTTTCTAAACTTTCACAACTACTAAAACAATTAATTCCGTTAATTGTTTCAAGATTAGGCATATCTAAATCACTTATGTTTGAACATTCATTAAAAGAAGAAGCTTCTAATTGAGTCACATTTAAACCTTTAAATGATTGTAAATTAGAACATTTATAAAACTTATAACTTGCAACTTTTGTAACATTAGTATTCACATTAACAACACTTCCATCTATTATTGCATCACTATTATCTACGCTACCACTACTTACATTAACAACCGCATTTGTTTTACCTTTATACAATTCTGGCATTATTAATCTACCTCCCTAATCAATGGAATTAGTATATCAGTATTAACTTTAGAATAAATAATCAAATAACTGCCATTATGAACACATATAGGCGCATAATTACCGCTTAATGCTTCAGCCATATCAAATGTCACTTCGAAATGACCGCCTTTAAATTTAGGTATGTTTAAATGACATTCATAAGGATAATCGGCATAAGTGTTAGATGATACCCATCCACTTCCATAAGCACTACCATCACGTGTTTCAACATCCGTATACGAATTGTTTTCTTTGTATGTGCAAGTTATTATATAATTCAAATCGTTTAAATCATTAGCTTTTAGCGTGATATTGAATTTTGTTCTTCCATCACTCGTAGCAAAATCAAATATCAAACAATCTACTTCACCCCATAAGTCATATTCATCTCCTGAAGTAAAAGTCATATTATCATAAAATAAAGCAACAATTTTAGTGAAAAGACTATTTCCCTCTAAAAAATCCGTTGGAATACTTCCTATTGATATTGTGGTAGCATTTAATAACCCCAACGCACTTTGATTCCAACGTAAAAATCTTTCTTTGTCCGCTGAAGTGTCAAATGTTCCTTTATACCTTTTTGGACTTAACTTTTGCATATATGTATCAGGTAAACAGCAAATATTATCGGAGTTGAAATCAGTTAAAGCACTAGCAGGATAAGATGTTAAAATTCTTGGTTCAGTCAATTCAAACGCTTGTTGAATATCAGGTGACTCGCCTGTTAAGACAGTTCTACTGTATTGCGTTAAATTCAAAGTCCATTTATTATTTTCACTATCATAAATTAAATCAAGTATTGTTATAATAACAGGTATTAGAGCGGTTTGTGCTAGAACTACATCGTAATCTAATGCACCATAAATATATCTATTGCCTGTAATCAAATGAATTGGTTTAACTATAACAGGCGCTCGCATTGTAAACCCTAAATCACTTAATATAGTTGCTATTTGTCCGTTTATCATAAAAGAGCAATGAAAATCATAGATTCTTCTTTCTAATTCTTCGCCTGCGCTTAAAGAAATATGTAGCGTATCAATATCACCAGCAGTAGTTTTTGAAACATCAGTGCTAGGATCAAAAGATAAATCGCTAGTTTCAATAACATACAAACTGTTATTAATATCAAAAGTTTCATTAAAAGCAGCAACTAAAAACCAATTATTTTGAGCGCTCATAAAACTTAATACATTAAATGTTATAGCATCGCCGCCATAATGATATACTTGCTCACTAATATACATTTTTTGCCCTGAATTTTCATAATTATATGCTGTAGGAACATAATATAATGGTCTAGCTATTGTTCCGTTTGATAGCGAACTAGCCAATTGTGCGCTAATGTATAATGGTGTTTTAAATTCATTTACTACATTTTCTAATTCAGTAGATAGTGAAACTGCACTTAAATCATTAGGATCTAAAAATGTGACATCAGTAGCCTTTACTTCATAAACTGATGAACTACCTGAACCACCACTAAATTGTTCATCGTGAATGTTAATAGTATAGCTATAGCCTAAATTATCACTTGATACATCTTCTATTGTTAATTTTATAAATTCAGCACCACTCAAACCACAAAAATATATGTATACCGTATCATTGTGACTGTTAGGTGTAAAATACATTGAAGGTGAACTTGAACCTGATATTGCAGTCATTAAAGTTGAACTGAAATATAAAGGTTGCTTAAAGCCTTGTATAGCCGCAATTAAATCATTGCTAAAATTAACCTGGTATGTTGCATTATCTACATTTACAATTGTAAAATCAGTTAGCTTAACTTCATAAACACCACTTAAATTGCCTAGTGCTGCTTCTACGGCAGCAAAGTTATTTATTTGTTGTCCGTTTTTAATACCGTTAATACTATTTTTAATACTATTTATGTTTGCAGTAATTTGATTTAATAATTCTTGTGTAACAAATTTATGTGTTCTTCCTGTATCATCAATATCATCCGAACTTAATTTATGGCTTGAATCAATCTTATCTTGCTTTGTTGCAGCTAAACCATCAATTAATCCTTTTAAGATATAACCTTGATTTGCACTTAAAGGTTTATTAGAAATAGCACTTGTTAAACCATCTACAATATCAGCAACATTCACTTTAGAAGTTGTAATATTTTCGATTAATGTTTTATTACTCTTAATATATGAAACTATCTCTTGTATTGTATCTAAATCAGTATCATTTGATTGTAATACTGCTTGAATACCATCTATTAAATCTTTAAGGACTTTTCCTTGATAAGCTGATAAAGGCGCTGTAGTTGAAATATCATCTAATCTATTTCTTACTTCGCTAGCATCTATTTTTTCATCTAATGCACTTTGAGTAGCCATAGAAATAGGCTTATCAATATCGCTTGTATTATCTACATTGCCTAAACCTAGACTTTGTTTAGTAATTGAACCGACTGCTGAATTTACATAATCCTTTGTAGCAACATTTTCGACAATACCTTCTAAAGTTTCTAATCTTAAAGTGATATTTGAAATAGAACCATTAATGTTTTCTACATTTGTTTGTAGGTTCGAAATAGCCGTATTTATATTGGTAATGACTGTTTCATCAACTACATCACTAAACTTGTTTAAAATGGCATATAACACGGCTATACGCTTATCTATGATAGACACTGCACCTTTATCTTTATCGGCTACTGTATTTAGTAGTCTAGTTTTTAATTCATCAGCTTTATTTGTGACAACACTAGGTAAGGGCATAATAGAAATTGATTTAATGCTATTTAATTCATCTACTGTGACTGCATTTAGCTTTGATACTAATTGCTTAATTGTTTCATTGCCTGTTATTCCTAGTTCAGTAATTAATTGTGCTATGGTTTTCATTCTATTTTACCCCCTTGTTGTTTCTACTATACATATATCTAATTGCTAGTTGAGATATTGAACTATCGTAGAAATTGTCATTATACATTCTTATTTGTAAATATTCGAAGTGCTTAATCTTTTTTGTTGCACTGTAGGATCTACCAAAAGCCTCACCTCTAAAATCTACATTTCCAAAGTCAATATTTTCAAAATTGAATCCTTTAGATGCAAAGCTAGTGTTATAGTAAACATCCCTTAATACTGCTTTATAATTCTCATTTACAAAGTCGCCTGTCTTTCTCATTATTCTATAACCAACACTTGTATAACCACCACGCCTTGTTTCAGGTGTAAAGTGAATACTTCTTGTTGATTTTAATACATCTATACTATTGAAATTAGTAAACTTACTACACCATACGCTGAATACAGGCATTTTAATAACAAATACAGCTTCATAAGTATTTACCTTATCCATTTCATCATAGAAATTAACAGGTATATCAAATAGTGTGAAATCTATTAGTCTAGGTTTTGCTGTTCCGAAAACTTCGCCATATTTATCACACCAACCCTTGCCAATAACATACTCATAATCTAAAACATTAAATTCATTATCTTCTATATGATACATTGTATTAATTTTTAGTTCTTGTCCTGAAATATCTATTAATACATTTCTACTTTGGTCTTGTGAACCTATAGAATAACCTATAGTATCTAATTCAAGTGGAACAGTATATGTTATTGTATTATCACTTTCATATTCAATATCAAGACTTTCATTAGCTTTATATTTATATTTAACATAAATGCTTCCATCACCATCATTATAAGCAGGATTGTTGATATAAAGTGGTAGATTATTTGAAATCATTTTAGTTATAAAATCTAAATGTTCTTTTTGTTGATTTGTGCCTATTGTGAATATTAATTTTATTCCTCCTGTCATTAAATCAATACGCCAATTGAAACCTGAATCTACTAAATCCATATAAACGGATCTAGTGAATTTTAATGATACATAGTCTTTAATTAACTTTGACATTACGCCTAAATCTCGTTTATCTAAATATGAATTAAAATTCCACATACTATATAATTTACCCCAAGTTTCGCTTGTAGGTGATACTATCATACCTTCATAAGAATAATCAAAAGCTAATTCAGTATCTACTAATTGTTCGGCAAACTTTGCCGAATTAGTTTTATATTCTATAACATCATAGAATTGTCCTTCATTGAATTTATACATATTAAAGTATTTATCAATAAATAATAATTCATCATCGTATGAGAAGAAACTAAATACAGGAATATTATCCAAGCACCACCATTCATATTGCAATTCGCTATTAATGAATGAGTATCTATTTTTATCAGCTACATATACTCTCATTTCGCCTTCTTTATTCTCTCTAGCTACATATAACCTATCTTTATAAACTATAATTGATGAATTATCTATATTAGTTCCTAAATCATTACGTATATAATATGATAGTTCTTTACTAGAATAAGACTGACTAGAAGTTGTATTATTTAAGTTCAAATAATAAACGCCATAAGTTGTATTGAATATTAATTTATTGTCATACAAGCAAAATTTAGTATCTTTATTTAATGATTTAATTAACAAACCACTTGAAATTACCTTATAGATTTCTTCACTCTTTAAGTAGTCATAATTGACTTGTGTTTCATTAATATAATCATAAACCTGGTATTGTTCTACTGTTGTATTAATTCTTCCTGTTCTAATAAATACGTTTGTAGCATCCTTATCATCTTTAAAAATAGCCATAGAACCATCATTTAATATTTGATAGCCTATAATATCACTTGCGCTAGATCCAATAGCTGTATATGTTGTATCGCCAAAGTATGTATAATCAGGCTTGCCATTAGAATCTAATGTATGATAATCTACATTTTTATTAGATACAAATATTCTATCAGCTGAATTATTTACGCCGTAAGTTATACCATTACTACAATTAAATATTTCGCTTGAATTATCAAAGCCTTTATTAAATTTAACTTTTAATTTAACTGTCGCATAATCACCTTTTACTTCAGCTACATCAGGGTATGAATAAATTGGCTGATTGTTTTGCATTGCTACTACAGTTTTTTCAGGAATATCATAATATTTAGTTGTTGTTCCACCTGCCGTATGTGTATCCATAGAAAGTGTCACAATTCCTCCATCCATAGCGGCTGATATTTTGAAACCTGTATTACCGTTTAAACTTGATGTATCAGTTAATCTTATATCAAATGAACTTGACACTAATGTAGCGCTTTCCATTAATGTTTGAATATCATAACTAGGATTTTCAATCTCCCAATCAGTAATTTGATTATTTGTTCTAATTGCCTTAAATGTCACAAAGAACTCTAAATAAAAGTATGGACTTAACATATTTAATTGCTCATAATCAATACTCTTACTTGTTGAACCTTTAGGTTGATAATTTAATGCTAATGTAGGAATATAAGGTCGAACGCCAATACCTAGTGCTTCATATTCAGGAGCATTATTATTATGCACATTAAAATTGTGTTGGCTTGTTTCAGTGATTCCTATTCCATCTCTTAATTTGTTAATGTAAAAATTACCAAGTGAATATACTCCGATTACATAATAATCATTAAACACAAAGGCATATATTTTATCATCTATAATAAAAATTGGTGTTGTTTCGCATTTATATCCGTGCGGTGTTCTACCTAAATTCAACCAATTTTCATCATATTGAGCCCTTAAGCTCAAATCACTCTTATTGTAAATCTTTATATATGTTTTATATATACCTTCTTCTATTTTTCTACCAATAAATACTAATAAGTAATCTTTATACTCAACAACTCTAAACTCATTTGTTGTATCTTCAATTGTATATGTTTGATTATTATATGTGACATCGCCAACATCGAAGATACTCATTACCTTATCATAGCCATATCTTTTAGCTAAAGTCTTTCCTTCAGGAAGATAATTAGACATTTCAATTGCTCTTGAATCATCTACTTTTGTAGGTGTTGTAGTATAATCCACGCCGTTAAAATCATTTACTTGGTATAAATCAAATGTAGTTTCATTTAAGTTTGAAGTGTTAAATTTAACAGCTGACATACTAATCACCACCATTACCATTATTATTATTTTCTTCAACATACCTAACATAAGTATCTATTCCACCATAACCTTCACTATCATTATTATTTTCTTTATAGCCATATCTATCACCATAATCTATTCCTATTAGCTCATCTTGATAATTTTGAGTTTGTGCATCATTCTTACATTGAGCTAAATAAGCCTCAAAATAGTTTTTATTATTATTGGCTAAAGCTGCAAAATCTTCCATTTTTAGCTCACTATAAACCATATACTTAATGTTTATTGCCATTTCATCAGGAATATTTACATATACCTCACCTAAATTATCATCTACTACCTTTAAATAAGCTAAATCTACATCATATATATCTTGGCTATTATCTCTATAGTTATCTAAATACATAACATTAGGGAAGTAAACTGCAAAGTATGTATAATTGCTATTAAAGTTTGTGATAATTAATTTAGAACCAATTAACACATAAGGAACATTATGAACGATTTTATAATTGCTATCTAAAGCATAAACCTCTTTAATTTTCTTAAATATTTTTTCTTTAACATTAAGTATTCTTTCGGAGTTATCTTCATCATTTTTTACAGTTATTCTTGTAAATTCTAGTTTTGTCATCTTGTTCTTTAACTCTATCTCTTGAATAGGTAGAATTAAGCTCGAAGTATATCTAGCAATTGCACTGTAAATTGGCGATTCAATGTTTTTAATATACTCACCGAATACATCGTTATTAATTAAATCTTCAACATCATACTCGCTGCTATTAATTTCAGCATCACTCTCTAGGTATTGTAAACTTAATGCTATTAATTGTTTTAATTTCATTTCTTAATAACTCCTTTTTATAAAAATAAGGGCAAGGGCAAATAATTACACCCTTACCCTTTTCAATTAGTTTTCAGGATCTCTAAATACTACTAGCTCTTTATTACGCTTGTTAGCCTTTCTTGCTAGTGCTGAACACTCTCTATAAATGTCTTTTACAATTGGTTCTACTTGAACTTCCTTGTCTTTAGGAATAGCAATTCGCTTTCCTTGAACAAACATTTCATATTGAGTATCATTAGGATTCTTATCATCTAGTTGAATTTCGAAATTTACTCTTTCTTTATTGTATGCCATTATTAATACCTCCTCACTTTATTTAATGGCTAGGAATTACCATTTTGAACAGGGTCAGTCTTACCATCTACATTTGTATCATCAGTGAAGATAGTAGAATTTACACCGTTCTTAATAGTTTTCTTGTTTCCTGCTGCAACTGCAACTGACTTACCATCATTGCCACGCTTACCTGTCACGCCGCCTGAATAGTTAGCTCTTGAAGTTTCATCGAATGGTTCAGCAACTGCAATATCGCTCTCACATTCATAAACCATTACTGCTTCAGCATATAGAACGAATGATGCCCAACCCATCATCTTCCAACCAACTGAACCAATTTGGTTTAATGGGTTCTCTCTTGCGCCACCTGCTGTTGTAGGTTTAACAATTGTCTTTGGTTTACCATATCCTGATAACTTAACAGTTTTAAGACCACGCTCACCTTGGAATCTACCTAAAATAACGCAACCGTGAATGTTATTACCATCAGCACCTACAATTGCATTTCCATTAATGTCCTTGATTTCTCCTAAAGCATCTTCAGTGAAGAACTTGAAGCCTAGGAATGAACCAATTGAGCCATCCTTTAAGTCAACTGTATTTTGCTTGAAACCTTGCATTTCTAGGAATGTATATTTTGAGCCTTCAACTGTCTTTGTAATATCATACATTGTTTGTTCTACTTCAGGTGATACTAATACATAGTAGAAACCATCAGCGAAAGGTTTAACCTTCATTCTCTTTAATTTAGTTCTAATCTTTCTAAAATCATCAATTTGTAATGGCTTAACTAAAGCACGTGTTCCTGCTAATGTTGCGGCAGGAGTGGCTACACCTGCGAACCATCTATTTGGTGATGAATACATAACATCACGAACTTTATATTGGAACTTTTCACCAACTGATAAACCTTGATGCTTTTGTAATCTAGCTAGTGTGCCTTTACCATTCTTTGAATATACATCTACCTTATCAGTAAATGTTGCATATCCACCGTAATCAGCTAATGTGAACTTGAATTGAATCTTGCCCATTGGAGCATCTTCAGGTGGAACTACACCTTCTTGTAATTCATTGATATTAGCATCATACTTTGTGAATTTTTCAATAGCGAAGTCTTGTCCTTCGTTAGTGTTTACATTAATAGCTTCGGAATACTTCTTTTCGAATGTATATTCCTCATAAATTGCTTCAGCAATTGTTCTATCTAACACTTCATAAGTTTCATCTTCTAGGTCTTTATAACCTGCATAAGTTGTAGTGTTAGGTGACTTTAAATCAATTGGATCATTTCCTGAATATTCAGTTTTAGTAGCAAATAATTGTAAGTTTAAATTTTTCTTCTTCATTTGTTTTCTCCTTTTCTATTTTCTAATGTATTCTTACTCCATATTCTTTTTCTAAATATGAATTAAATTCTTCACTAGACATATCATTAACTGACTTTTTAGGAGAAGGAGAGCCTTTACCCATACTTCCAGGACTAGATTTTCTTCTAGCATCCTTTTCTAACGCTTTTTCTTGGCTTTCTTGTTCTATATATTTCTCGATAGACATATAGTTTTCGATAGCCTCTAGCAGTGGAGCTTTGCTATTTAAAGCGCTACTAAACATTTTCTTGAAGTTTTCATTTTGTAAATATTTGGCTGCTGTTCCTTCACCATACTTTTTATCAACTTCGCTGATATTGTCTTGTGCGAACTTTAACTTTTCTTCTTCAGCTTTGGAATCTTCTAAAGCCTTTTTTTTAGCCTCTCGTTTTTGTTCTTTGATATACTCCGAATAATCTTCAATTGGATCTTTTCCTTGTTCTTCCAATTTCTTCATAATCTCGTATTCTTCTAAATCTTCATCATCAACGATAGGATTATTGGTGTAAGGATTTTTATCTCCTAACGCCCTTTTCAAACCTTTAAAGTATGCTTCACGCTCAATTTTTTCTCTTTCTTCTTTGGCTTTTCTCTCTTGCTCTTTTTTTTGCTTTTCAGCAATTCTACGTTCAGCATTTTCCTTATTGGTTTTCTTCTTTTTGACATCCTCATCTTCTTCTACTTCATCAGCCTTTTCATCTACTTCATCAGCTTCTTCAGTATCTTCAAATTCAGGTGTGTCATCATCATTCTCTACTTCTTCAGTAGGTTCATCTTTCTCTACCTTTTCATCTTCTTCGGTAGGTGTGTTGTCATCCGCAGTTGCGAATAACTGTAAATTGATTAAAAATTTTTTCATATTTCCTTTCTATATGAACTCTCCTTTAAGGGTAAGGAGGTATGGGAACTATTTTCAGCCAACGCCTTGCCGATTTTTAATTTGTTTTATTTTTGGCTTGCTGTTGTTGCCCTTGCAACGCTGCCATAAATCTACCTTGATTTTGTAGATTCTTTAACTGTGCTTGATATTGTGCTACTGCACCGTTATATTCTTGCTCTTTGAACTTCTCTCTTGCTGCAGTTTGTTCTAATTGGTTTGTTAGATCCTGAACTTGCTGTGTCAATTGAGTAATCATAGAGTTTTGTCTTTGCTCTATTAATAGCTTTAATTGGTTCTTTTTAGGGAACACGCTATTAGGTATTAATTCACACCACATCATCAATGTATCAGGACTTAATTTTTCTATTGTTCCGTTTAAGAATAATGTTTCCATTAAACCAACCATTGATGTTTCATTTGTTTTAGCACCTTCACTTACCTCAACACTTACATTAAATGGTGTTTCTAAATAATCTTCACCATTAAATATATCAGTTGTTGATTGTGCAATATTCATATTAGGATTTTCATTTTTCATTTTTAACACTTCAGCATCAGTTCTTTGTGAAGTGAATTTTTTATTTCTATAGTATAGCTTATAGAATGTTTCAAGGATTCTACCTTCTTGTTCAATAAGTCTAGCTAATTCTTGTTGCCATTGTGCTATCGGCTTATCTTGTAAAGAAGAAATTAATGACATTGCATAACCTGATAGACCACTTACTGTGTTTCTACCATCATTTAAAATATCATTTGTTCTATAGACATCCTTTAGCATTGCTATCATTGATTGTGCTAACTCATAATGCTTTGTAGGTAATGTTCCTAGATTTAATGACTTAACACCTTCTTCACCTGGTGGTGAGTAATCTACGATTACTTTACCTGGCTTACTAAAGTCTAGGCTTTGTGTTCCTAAAGCGCCTTGCTTAACTACAATTGTAGGCATAGCGTGTTTAGTAGCAGTTAATAGTGTTGTTGCCACTAATTGATTAATATTCTTTTGTGGCGCTATTAATTGAGCTGTAAATGAAACACCGTAAATACAATTATCTCTCTTAATAAATGAGTTCATTGCAATAGGATAATCAGTAGCCTTTAGTTTTTCTTCTAATTCTTCCTTTGGTGTTTTCTCATCTTTAGCTTTAGTCATCATTTCCTGATTAATAGGATCTCCTATTTGTTCAGTTTCAGCTGTTGTATGTTCCTTCTTTTCTTCCTCTAATTCCTTTTGCTTTTGCTTAATAACGTTCTTTGTCACAAATGGATTTAATGGTGTAGGCTTTTGAATTAAAATGTCTTTAGTTGACTTTTGGAAGTAAACCTCGCCATCCTTTTTAAAGAACTTTGTATAGACATCAGTCATTACTTCATTATTTTGCTCTACATCATTTGTATAATTAGATTCATACTCATAAGGGATGATTAATTCATCCTTTTCTTTATCGCTGATTAAGGTATCACATATTTCCTTAACCTTTCTAATACTCTCTCTTGAATGAATTATTATATACTCTTGTGTTTGAACATCAGTATTTGTAGGGTTAGCAACTGCAATATCTTGAATATCAATTGTAGTAGCCTTTACTGAACCATCCATAACGCCCATTTGACCTACTGCATCCTCATCCCAATAAAGATACAAAATAAATGTTCCTTTATTTAAGCCATCATAAGTAAGTCTAGCATTTAATTCATCTTGCTTTAGCTGTTTCATTTGCCACTCGGTAAACTTATTAATTTTATCAGTTTGTGCTGTATCATCATTTACAACATAATTAATAGTCCAAGTCTTATTTAAAATTGAAGCAGCCTTTGAATCTACCATATTACCAACAACGTTAATTGTAGGGTTCTCAAATGGTAATTTATTTTTAAAATCTCGCCATTGTCTACCTTCATAGAAATCTACACTACGTTTAGCATCAGTAATGATACCTTTTTGTTCCTTGTATCTATCACTTGCTTGAAACTTTTGGTAAACATCACTAGCCTCGTTCTTTAGCTTTTCAATTTCTTTTCTTCTACCTATAGCAAACAACTGTAGGTCTAGTTTAATAACTTTCATTTTGGTTCATCACCCCTAACAAGCTATCAGCTTCCATTTGCTGCAATCTTTCTTCAACTGCATTTATACGGTTATTAAGTTGAATTAAATTAGTTTGATACTCGGCGATTTTAGCCTCAACTCTTTTTACAACCGTATCATACTCTCTCATATTTCCAATAAGCAAAAAATCTTCAAAGTCAATATCAACCGCCTTTAATATATTTTGAAGCATCTCTTTTTGTTCACTTGTCATAATATAATATTTCTTATTTTCCATACCTTCTACCACATCCTATTTAAGTCAACAATACTATATTCTTCATCATCACTATCATCTTTTTCATACTCACCTGTTTCAAGTGCATAATCGCTAAAATGAAACTCTTTTGGCGCTGTAGGTCTAGCCATTCTATCAGGTGTATATGTATAGCTTGTAGCTAAATATCTTAAAGCATCAACGGCGTGTGTCAACTCGTGTGGATCTTTAGCATATACATTAGGGTTCTTTTCATCGTGTTGTATAAACTTAATACTATGTATTAATTCAGGACACGATTTAGAAATTTGTAAGAATGGTTTACCTGTTTTCGGATTCGTTCTTAACAATTCCTTTAGCATCATACAGCCTACCTCTAAATCATTATTTGCTTTAGTAGGGAACTGATTACAGTTTGCTCTTAACACATCTACAGCTGATTTGCCTGTTTGAGATTGTCTATTATACATATCAGGTGGGCATATATCACTATAAATTGGTTCAGCAGGTGAAGTAAGTAAATTAATCTTATTTCCTGAATCAGTGACTGTTAAATTAGATTCATATAATTCCTTATAAACATAGAATGTGCCATCCTCAACTAATTCAGTCCAATAGCAAGCGGTTTTATCTAAACCGTAATCTCTATGTCTATAAATTCTTCCATTTCGGCTTAATGTGAAATTAATTGGTTTATTAGTTTCTACATCATAGTCAAAATTCAATGGATCAAATACGTGTAGTTCTTCATCAAACTCCTCAAAGAACTGACCTTCAAAGACATTCCAATCACCATATAACATTGCTAAACGCTCTTTTTCAGGTAAAGCCTCTAGCTGTCTTACATAGCTTGGATTCTCTTTCATTAAGAACTCATTATCATAAACAAGTGCAGGTATGAATGAGTAGTCGCTAGCCTCCTCACCATCTCTATACTGTCTATCAATAAATAATCTCTTAACCCAAGTGTGTCCTACACCACCTGGATTCGCTGTTAAATAGCATCTAGGACTAAAGTGTTCGTTAGGATGCTTCTCAAGATACAACTTGATACCATCACTTAATCTCAAACACTCGGTAAATTTCATATACATAAATTCAGTCAAGTGTGTTGCCTCATCTAAAAAGATACAATCAAACGCCTGACCTTGATAATTATCCATATCCGAATCAGTATTAGCATAACCAAACCTAATTACTGAACCATTAGGGAAGTCAAACCTATAGAACTTTGAATTATAGACTGCAATACCTCTTAACTGCCTTCTAAACTCGTCCAAGTGATTACCCTCAAGCTCCTTAAAGGTTCTTCTTACTACTAGAATACTGATACCATCATACTTTAGTGCTAATGTTATTGCTTTAGGTCTAATAACATAACTCTTACCGCCGCCTCTAGCACCGCCATATAAAGTAAATTTTGTCTTTGATTGACAAAACTGCAGCTGTTTAGGATAGAGCTTTGGAACAATGTAGTTATGACTTCCTATAACTTGACTTACAGGCATATTCTAATCACCTAAATCCTGTCCGTTAGTTATAACATTGATTACTACACCTTTTTCTTCCTCCGCTTGTTCACCTAATACCTTTTGCAAATCACCTAACTCTTTAAAGCCTAGATTCTTATTGCTGATGTTATTAGCTATCGCTCCTGCAACCATTAATTCACCAAAGGTCACACCAACATCATCATCAAATCTAACCGCCTCACTGTTAAGTATCTCTTTCGTAATCTCGGCTATCTCCTTCTTTGTAGTCTTGTCTTTTTTCTTTCTCTCGACTATAGAATTTAATACCCTTTGATACTCGGGATCATCTTTAGCTATCTTCTCTATTAAGTTTTCACTTCTATCTAAAACTTCACACTGCATAAGATTCACCTCACCTTTAAAATAAACTATTTTTTTTGGTAATTAAATCTACTTTATTTTACTTCTTGCTCTAAAAGAAATAGAAAAAAGAAACTATAACGAAAAAATACCCTTTTGAAACGTTAACTTATATCTCTACGTTTAGTTTTATTTCTTACCCAAAAAAGAAATTATAAAGAAAAAAGGCATAGAAAATCTAGTGCGCACCCACACCCCTGTATACGTATGCGCACGTGGGAGAAACTTGAATGGCAAAACTCTCACAAAATATATACGCTATACCGTATAGAACTTTGTGCGTATTTTTCCTATTAAAATATACATTATACCGTGTGTAATATTTCTTACAGTTAGGGTAAATTCCTTAACGTGTGCAGGGGGGATATGTATGTGATTTTGGGGTGGGTCGTTTCAGCTTGGTAGGGGGGGTATAAAACCAAGCACATTTTTTTCTAAAGGATCCTGTTCGCAGTATTCAATTTACGCCATACCTATTTAAAATACTATCAAGCATACACTATCAACGTGCTTTTATATATACATAGTATATATAATTCTAGCGTGTGTCTATTTTAACATAAATGTTAAGATAATCTATCAAGCGATATGGAAAAAATTACACAAAGACTTGTAAAAATCAACGCTCAAAAAACCCTGGTGTAATCTATAGGTGTCTTAAACGACAGCGAATACGCTACACGTTAAGACAAATAAATTGAATAATTTATAAAACTCAAAAAAATGCACATTAGGAGGTAATGAAAGATGAGAAAAAGTGTATCAATGAGTAATTTAGAGGCTATACGTAGTATAGGGCAAGGCTACCACGAAAGAGATAATTACGAAGGTAATTACGCATTTCAAGGTTATGTGGAAAACGGGTATTTTACAAGCGACCGTGTAATAAAGTTAGATGCTAACTTTAGACCACTAAAGAAGGATGGAACGCTAGATGAGAAGCGTATCCTAAAGGGATACGGACTTGAGATTGAAACTGAATGTTGGAGTATCAACGATGATGAGGCTTTATCACAAGTGATAAGTAAGATTTGCACAAGTGAATTGAATAGTAAACTATTCAAGTATCAACACGATGGTAGTTTGTGTAGTGGCAATTCAAGTATTGAGTGTATCACTCAAGTAATGACAAAAGAGTTTGTTAGAAATAACTATCCAGGATTCAAACGTATGTTTGAATGGTTTAAAAAGTTTGGTATATCAGCATCACAAAGTGGCAATTGTGGAATGCACGTAAATATGAGTAATGGCTTATTTGGAACAAATAAGAAAGACCAAGCAGTTGCGATTAAGAAACTTATTTACATAGTAAATAAACACTACGATTTTATATGTGATTTAGTAAAGCGTAGTAGAAGTAGAACAGGATACTGTTCTAGGATGAACGATTTTACAAGAATTGAATATGCTAAATCATTTGATTTAGAAAGATATGGTAGAGAAGAAAGAAGTTGCCACGGAATAGCATTTAATTATGCACATTTTGAAAGTGGTAGAGTTGAGTTGAGATTAGTAGGCGGACAGGCTGATTACTACACATTTAGAAATACAATGGAATGTATATTCCATTTGGTAGATGCAGTAAAGAATATTAGTTGGGAACAATGTGATGACTTAAAGAGAATCTTTAAGGGTTGTAATAAATACGTTATTAAGCGATTAACTGATTGTGTTAGCAATAACTCACTATCAAGAAGTGATTTCGAAGAAATCAAGAATAATAGTGATACTGAAACTGATTTCGGTAATTTCTAAAATAGAAATAATTACACCTGAAGATGTAAAAAGTGAAGCGATAACACTTAAAACACTACTCTATAAGAGTAAAAATTACATTGCTGAATGTAAAAAATGCTACTGATGATTTAATGGAACGATTAAAAATTACAACTGAATATGTAAAAAAGTATGAATGGCTTTATATGAACGGCTGAAAAATTACAAGTTGTTATGTAAAAATATACGCTTTAGGCTGTAGGCGTTTAGAGAAAATTACAGCCAAAAATGTAAAAATTAGGAGTTTAATATGAGAAAAGAAATTAGAACAGCAAGAACAACAATTGATGAAGTAAGAAATCAAAAAATTACACCTGATGATGTAAAAAGTATAATTAGAAGTATTTATGTGGGCGATAGCAATAATGCAGTTTTCGAAAATTACAATGAATATTGTAAAAATAAGGCAATTGATAATGGCACATTTGATGATTTTGAATCATTACAGGACACACCTGAAAACCTTGAAATAATCTTAAATAATAATGATTATTTAATGGCAGTGGCTGATGATGTAATGCAAGATAGAAAGCAATTTGAAGATGTAGAAATCAAAGTTGTTAAGGAAAATAAGTTTATATATGCAAACATATTCTTGAAGGTTGATGATATAACACTATTATCAAAGCGAACTGATGATGAACAAGATGTATATTATTGGGATAGCATATACCACGAAGAAGGCTATGAAAGAAAAGATTGCAAGCCTAATAGATTAAACAATGGAACAATTGAAGTTGTAAGAAGATACACAAAGAACAATGTAAGAATAACTATGATGATTTATTACAAAGAAGAATGTAAAAAGTAGGAGGATTTAAAAATGCTAAAGAATAATTTTGAAGCAAAAATGTATTTGAAAATGTTATTAGTAAATGACCGAAATAATGGCGTTGCTGATGTATATGAATCAATAGTAGGGCGTAAACCGAACACGGCTTATGAAGTTATTACAAATGAAAAATATTTATCATATTGTGTTGATATATCAAAACCATTTGAAACTGAAGAAATGGGCATAGATAGGACTTTAATAAAAGCAGTCTTGAAACAAAAATTACATAGTATGTATCTATAAAAATTACAAGATTTAATGTAAAAATTGCTAATGCTGATGCTAGTTGATACTGAATAATTACATAGACCGATGTAAAAATTGCTAAAAGTCGGATGAATAACCTAGTAAAAATTACATTGGTTTATGTAAAAACTAGCAAAGATAAGGCTGAAAATTGACAAAAATTACAAGTATTAATGTAAAAAATAGTTGGTTTACAGGGTTTACAGCATAAGATATATATACAAAGTATATATAAGAGGCGGAATCATTAGAATCCTGCGGATCAACGCAGCCGCTGGAACAGTCGAGCTAGGCAGTTGCAGGCGTGCAACAGGCAGCATATACGTAAGTAGGCATAGGCATATACGTAAGTAGGTGCGATACCTTAATAAAAATACACGATAGAGCGTATAAAAAATATCTTGACATATACACGATATATCGTATAATAGAAGTGTAATTGAATAGGAGGCAAAGAACAATGACACAAAATTACGAAGTAAGAACTAATCAATGGGGTGCAACTGATATTCATTTTAATGAACGCCCTAGTAAGCAAGTAATTGACTTACTGAAATCAAATGGCTTTAGATGGTTTGGTAAAACTGAATCTTGGAGCAGTTTTAAGGTAAAACCTGAAGATGTTGAAAAACTACTTAATGGCGAACAAGTAGAAATTACAACTAGCAATGTAAAAAAAGAAGTTATTAGAGAACACGGCTTGAAGGTTGGCGACATTCTTGAACTGATGTTCGGATATGATGAAACTCACTACTCATTCTTTATAATTACTGAATTAATAGGTAAAAAAAGCGTAAGAATTAAAGAAGTATATCCAAAGGTTATTGATAGCCGAGCAAATGGCGATATGGCTGAATATAATAAATATTCAACTACTGAATATGAGATAATACCATCAAGCATTTGGATTGATGATAATGAAAAAGGTGCAGTAAAACAAGTTAGCGACTTTTATAAAGATGAAAATGGCAAGGCAATTGCAGTTAAAGGTTGGCATCACCATACACTAACACTCTATAAGGGTGGCGAAAGATATGAATCTTGGTATGCTTAAAAAAGGAGAATAATATGACAAAGATAACTAGCAAATTATGGAGTGAAACTCCAAAGGATTACAAATTAATAAAAGAAGGCGTTAAGTATATTATACTTACTGAAGGTTGTTTAGAACCCTGCGAAATTGATGATTTAAAGGGTTTAAGACACGTAGGCTTAATAATTAGTAGTAAAGGGTATAAAAACTGTTTTAATAGAGTATTATACAATCCACAATTGACAAAACTAGATAACTTTAAGAACTATCTTAAAAGGTGTTTGGCTGATAGCGTTGAATATGAAAAATATTTAGTTGAGAACGGCTTTATTAAAGAAGAAGATTTACAAGTATTGATGTAAAAATTAGTTTGGTAAATGGTTTGGTGGCTGAAAAATTACATAGTTTGATGTAAAAAGTAAGCCACTAGCCAGGTTGATAAAAATAAAAAATTACAAATAGGAGCGTAAAAATTATGACTGATATTAGAAAAATTGATTTAGTAAGAATGGCAACATATATATTTGTTGAGGCTTGCAACCACTCACAAAGTGGCAATTGGAAAGTTGATATTGATGATGTAGAACACACATTTAGTGTTGAAATAACAAAGGATGCTTATAACGAAATTAGCGATTTGCTATATGAACATTTCGGATTACAGGTATTAGATGTAAATGAAAATGAATATGATTATTATTATGAGCAAGGCTATTGGGATATTACAATTGGCGGATATTATACAATGTATGGCGATGATGATTATGATGATGAACCTGAAGAACAAGAAAAAATTACAACAGCTGATGTAAAAACTAAAGATGAACTATTAGATGATTTGAAAAAATTACAAAAGGATATGGAAAAAGAAATAACAAGTGGTGAATTGCAAGAAGAAGATGTTTGTTATAACAAAGGCTATATTCAAGCAATTGGCTATATATCACAACAAATAAAGAAATTGGAGGTAAAGTAATATGAGCCGATTAAGTTATAGTGAAGCATTAGAACATTTAGAAAAAAACAATATTAAAACTACTAAAACCGTAAAAAAGGCTTTAGATGAATTATATCCTAACGGACACGAGTTAGTTTATATTGATGAAGTGGAAGAAATGGTTGAAAAAAATTACAAGAACAAATGTAAAAATTAGGAGGAACGAAAGATTATGTGTGTAATTTGTGTAAAAGAAAAAGGCGTTAAGATGCCTAGTGATGAAATTATTAGAAAGATGTGGAATAAAAATCCTGATGGTGCAGGGTATATGATAGCAAAACGAGGCTATGTATTTATTAGAAAAGGCTTTATGAAATTGACTGATTTTATGAGTGCAATTAAGCAAGAAAATATTACTGATGATGATGCAGTTGTAATGCACTTTAGAATTGCAACACAAGGCGGTGTCAATAAAGAGATGACTCATCCGTTCGCATTAAGTCATAATTTGGCTGATATGAAGATTTTAAATGCTATGGCTGATATTGGTATAGCACACAATGGAATAATTCAAATAACGACTGATTTTAAGAATAAAGAATATAGTGATACAGCATTATTCATAACAAAGTATCTTGATAAGTTAATAAGAGAACCTAAAGATTTCTATGATAAAGAAATACAAGAAATGATATTCTATCTAGCAAAGTCAAAGTTTGCAATGATGAATGGTGAAGGCGATATTCAAATGATAGGTGATTTCAGCAAAGTGAATGGCTTATATTATAGTAATTTGCTACACGAATGGGATGATGATATATTCACTATCAACGGAAGAACATTTAGACCATACTATAAAAATTACAAACGTTAATGTAAAAAATAGTGAGGCGATAACACTACAACACCAAAAATTACATTGATCCGTGTAAAAAGTTGGAGGAGATTATGGAACAGGTAATAGTATTAAAAGATAGCAACACAAATGAAGTAGATTATATTTTAAAGGCTGATGAATTGGAACTAAAGAAGGCTATAGAATATAAGAACGAAGTAAGGGAAAATGGCGAGGCTGATTTGGAAAGTGATATTGAACTTATAGAGCAATATCTAGATGTAATAGGCGCTCACTATGAGATAAGTAATTTTAAAGACTTTAAAGTAATGTATTATTAGGAGGAAAGAACAATGGCAAACATTATTAAAGGTATTTTAATCACACCAAACGAGAAAGGAACTGAACCAAAGATTTACAATTTTGAATGTAATAATTATCAAGATTTCTATACATTATTAGAATGTGATACATTTGATATTCAAAACAGGAACTTTAATGGAATCAACGCTGATATTTATTGCGATGATGAAGGACTATTTAGGGATAATAATCAACCTAGCATTATAACAATGCAGGGCAAAAATGTTGTTGAAGTAATAGTTGGTAGTGTATTTATTTGTAAACACGATGAAGAAGGCGAAACAATAAGCCTTACTGATGAAGAATGTGAAAAGATTTTAGCAACAGTTAAAACAGTTGGATTAGCCGATAAGAAAACTGTATTAGTTGCGAATCTATAAAAATTACAGGAAAGGATGTAAAAAAAGTATGATGGATTTTGAAGTTAAAGAAAGACCTATAAACACTTTACAAACTATGATGGATAACTCAAAATTGGGCGATGTTTGGGTTGTTTATGAGAATGGCGATAATCAAGTTGTAGTTAATGAGAAAATGCCTAAAAGATACCTTAATCCTGATAATAGCGTTAAGTGTGTTAATGGCTTAATGATTTATGATTATGAAGAAAAGAAAGTTGTAGCGAATACACCTCAAGAAGTTTATGATACACTATTAGATTATTTAATTTTCGATATTGATTTGAATTGTAGCCACGAGCAATACGAACAAGTTAATAATTGGTTAGCAAAAGAATATAATGTAAAATTACTTGGAGGTATGTAAAAATGTATAATTACTTTATGTTAGTAGGAACAATTACAAGTATTGATGTAAAAAATGATATTAAGTTTGATTTGGCAGTTGGTAGTCCTTTTAAGAATGAAAAAGGCGAATATGATGTCAAAACCTTTAAATTATCTTTTAGAAAGTTTGATAAATGTGCTGAACTTCTTACTGAAGGCACTAAATTGGGCGTTAAAGGGCATTTACAGGTTAGGGATGATAAAATACTAACTATCGTAGATAGAATACAATTTATGGCTGATAAAAGCCAAATAATATATAATGGAGTTGATGAATAATGAAATACACATATACAATACAATATAGATTAGATGATATTGAAGATTATGATGGAACTGAATATATTGATGAACTAACTAGCAAAAAAGAAGTCAATAAAAAGATAAAAGAACTTAAAAATGAATATGGCGATAGGTTAGTTATGCTTGATGTATGCACTTATAGCAAAGAAGGCTGGCTATTAGATGCTGAAACAATAATATAAAATTACATAGCACAATGTAAAAAAATAGGCTATGGGATGACTCATAGCCTTAAAAATTACATTAGTGATTGTAAAAATTAATGAAATCTTATAAAATAGAAAGGGTAAAACTCATAAAAATTACATTGAATGATGTAAAAATATCGAGTTTTAGGTGGAAAAAATGACTAAATTAAGGGAAATTAGACAAAAAAAAGGTATTTCAATGGCTGATTTAGCGAAGCTAACAGGTATTCCGTATCGAACAATCCAGGATCTAGATTCAGGAGCTATGGATATTAATAAGACTTCAGCTGCGAAACTGTATTTAATAGCTAAAGCACTTGGAACAAAAATGGAACACCTAATAGAACTAGACAATTTACAAGGAAAGATGTAAAAATGTCAAAAGTTAATGCTGATATTGTTTTATACGTTTTAGCCTATGTCAATAAAGTAGGGTTAAAGCGTGAATATTTCTTTTCTTTAGAAATGGCTATAGAACGCTTTAATTATTTAAAGGTAATAAAATACCAAACCTTAATAGAAAAAATGGAAATAAAGGCAATTTACAGTTTTATAAAGGGTGCTGATGTGGTAAGGCTAGAAGAAAAAGATGCTGAAACTCTAAAATGGCTAGAAGAAAGTGTTGATGAACTATATCCAAAAGGAAAATTGATTATGCTATATCCTAGACCAATTAGATTACGTGATGTGCTACCTAACATTACAGCAACACAACTTCATAAAGCAACAGGAATGACCTTTAAAGCCTGCGAGAAACTGATATTTGAACCTATTAAGTTTGATATGTTTGCTTTTGATAAATTAAATCGTATTTGTGAAGCATATAATTTGAGCATTTACATATTCTTTAAATGACACTATAGATGTCTTTTATACACTATCGTAAAATACTATCAAGTTTAAAATATGGCTTAATATAGCCACTAAAATTGATGATGTCTATTTTCTATTTAGGATTAATAAAAACGTTAATAAAAAGTAAAAATGGCTTGGTTGAGCCATTTTTTTATTGTCCTTATCACACTAGATATACTTTAAATACTACTTAAATACTATATAAAATCTACCATTTACACTATCAAAAAATACTATCACTACACTATCACTACACTATCAAAAAAATTACATATAAAAACGTAAAAAGTCAGGTTTTCACCTGACCTCTCACTTGAATAATTTATTTAACTCATTGACACGATTAGAAGTGTGCATAATTATAATAACATTAATTCATTAAACTGTCAATTACTTTAGTTTTGTTTTTGTCTTTTCTATCTTCAGTTAAATGCTCGTATGTCTTTTTTGATGTATCGGCTGAACAATGTCCCATTTGTTTGGCTACATATAATTCATCCGCACCTAAATCATAAAGCATAGTGCAATAGCTGTGTCTTAAATCGTGAACTCGAATATGCCTTAATTTTGCATTTTCTAAATCGGCGTTAAGACTTTCACGTATCGCAGTCCTAGAGCGTGTTATAACGAAATCTTCATCGGTTAAATTAGATATTTGCATTAATTCAAGAATCCACTCGCTTAACTCGTGTGGTATATCAACTATTTTGTTTTGATTTGTTTTAGTATAATTTGTCAAATGTCTTTCGCCATTGATGAACTGCATTTGCTTATATACACGAATAGTGTCATTATTAAAATCTATATCTTTGAACTGCAAACCTAATATCTCGCCGAACCTTAAACCTGCATAACCACCTAAAGCATAGAACACTCTATTTTCTTTGCCAAAATCTTTTTGTAAATCAATACTATCAATTAATTGTTTTAATTCATCTTGTGTTAAATAATCATTATTTGAACTTTCAGTATTTGTTAATTTAACCATTATTCTTTTAAATCTTCTAACTACAGTAGGTTCAACTAATTCCATAATGTCAAGCCATTCGATAAAGGCTATTGTTTCACCTATGATGTGATTTTTGGTAATAGGCTTTACTGATAAATTACATACGAACTCGTAAAAACTTTGAATAGATCCAGGTGAAATCTCGTTTAACTGTTCATCTTTAAAATGTTTCAAAACATATTTGTTAATAACTGCGACCTTGTTATCGTATGTTGTAGGTTTTAATCTTAATTTGATATATTTAAAATATTTCTCTACAGCCTTTTCAAGTGGTGTCTTTAGCTGAACTTCCTTTTCATATTTTATCTTTGAATAATAAGCACGCTGTTCAACCTTCCAATTTTCAGCTTCCTTTTGTGTCTTGAATCCACGCTTACACTTTCGTATCTCGAAACCATCTTTTGTAATAAAAGTTGTTGATACATAATAAGTATTATTACTATCTTTATAAATACCTTTATATTTTTTATTTGTCATATAGAAATCCTCCATTAAATTTGGTATAATGAAAGAGCAGTTAGAAGTCATTGTTCTATAAAATTTAACTGCTCCGAATTAAGCCGACTCGCCATCGGCTTTTTTCTTTTATAAATCATTCTTTAATTCATCTAACCTATCGAAAGCTAACGCTAGTGTTCGGTAGGCTTTTTTTAATTCTTCATCGTTTAAATCTCTCAATATCACACAACTTTTTTCAAAATAATATGAACGATTTAAGAACTTCGCATTGTTTTCAAAACCCATAAGCCAATCAACATCAACGTTCAAGGCTTCAGCCATAAGGTAAACACTATTTTGTCTAGGAGTGTATCTTCCTGATAAATAACCTGAAATAGTGCTTTTTGAAATGCCTGTCTTTCGAACTAAATCCGCTTGTTTCATTCCTGACCTTTCTAAAGCCTCTTTTATTCTAAATCTAATAGGAATCATTTGCTCATCTCCTTCCACATATATTATACAAACATTTTTCGAAAAACACAACATTTTTATACTTTTAACAAAAAAGTTTCGTAAAAAACCAAAAAAATTAGTAAAAGGTATTGCAAAAGGAAACAAATGATATTATAATGAATGTAGTTTCGTAGTATTGAAACAACTGAACAAAAAAGGAGGGAAAAAATGTTTGACTACAATAAGTTAAAAGGTAAGATTATTGAGAAGTTTAAAACTAACGATAATTTTGCCAAAGCAATGGGATTTTCGAACTCTCAATTATCGGAGCGCCTAAACAACAAGTGCGAATGGAAATCAAACGACATTTATCGTGCAGCTGAACTATTAGAGTTAGATAATCTAAAAGAATACTTTTTTACTAAAGCACAAGAAGTTGAGGAGAACTAAATGGAAAGATTTACAAATGAAGATGTAATTAATAAGGTTAAAGCCTTAAACAAGTCCTATTGGTTTGCTAGCGACATTAAAGATTATTTAAACTGCTCGATGAAAAAGGCTAATAAGATTAAAAATCTAGTAGCAAACAAATATGGTGTCATCGAAGAAAATGAAGATGATGAAAAACAAGCGGTAAGCGCTGATTACGTGATTAAGGTAATTGGTGGTTCAAGTAGAATCGAAGAATTAGAGATTTTACATAAGTCAATGGAAATTTTAGGAAAGACAAGGTAAAGGATGGTATGGAATTAATTTTTAGAAATTTAAAAGCAAATGAAATTGATGTAAGAATTGGAACACAAAAGTTATTAGATCCAAAAGATAAGTTTAGTGCAGTTATTGAAGCAAGTTATTTACTTTATAAAGATGCACGTGTAGATATGACTTTACTTGATGAAGTCGTTGGAGCTATGAATTGGCAAAGAACTCACGCTTTTAAGGATGGTAAGTTATATTGCACAGTTTCAATTTGGGATGATGAAAAGAAACAATGGGTAGCAAAAGAAGATGTAGGTGTTGAATCAAATACTGAAGCTGAAAAAGGACAAGCAAGTGATAGCTTTAAAAGAGCTTGTTTCAATATTGGTATCGGTAGAGAACTATACACAGCACCATTTATTTATATCAAAGCAAATCCAGGTGAAGATTTAAGAAAAATTAAAATGAAGGTTAAGCATATTGCTTATGATGAAAATAGAAAGATTACTGAACTTATTATTGAAGATAACAAAGGTAATGTTAGATATGAAAAATATGACCGTGAAAAAACTACAAAAGAACCTGTAAAAGAAAAAGCAGCAAAAGAGAAAATTACAAAAGAACCTGTAAAAAAGGAAGAAGTTGTTAATTTAGATGAAACAGCTCATTTGGATTCTAACTTGGTAATGCAATTAGTTAAACTAGGCGGTTCATTAGAAATCGTTAGAAAGTATTATAAGCATAATTCTATAAGTGAAATTACTAATGAAGAAATACAAGCGTTAGTTAATAGAAAGTTAGGTAAATAATTTATGGTTAGATTTAATTCATTTACACACGAATATTTCGATGGCGATAAGAAATTAATAAGTGCAACTCAATTAATGCAAAAACACGGTTTATCACCTGATTACTCAAATGTTGATGCTGAAGTATTGGCAAAAAAGGCTGAACGTGGAACATTAATTCACGAAGAACTAGAAGAATATATTAAGTTTGGAAAATTAGGTTTTTCACAAGAACTATATAGTTTTATTGCTTATGTTAAAAGCCAAAAAATCAAGTTTTTAGCAAGTGAAAAATTAGTCCACAATGATATTGCTGCAGGAACAGTAGATTTTCTTTATGAGAAAAATAAAAAGGTGTATAGAGTAGATTTTAAGACTACAGTTAGTTTAAATGAATCAAGTGTTAAGTGGCAACTTGGTATCTATGATGAATTAGATGATGTAAAGGCTGATGCTTTTCAAGTCTTTCATTTTGATAAATATGGAATACTTCACGTTGTTGATATTACTCCACAACCTAAAGAAGAAGTCCAAAAATTATTAGAATGTGAAAGAAAAGGCATTATATATCATACTGAATTAGTAATACCTGATAAAGAACTTTTAGAAATTAAAACCTTAACTACACTAATTAAAAAGTTAGAGAAGGAAAAAGATGAAGCTACTAAAAGATACAATGTGTTCGTTGATGCTTTAAGAGAACAAATGGAAATAAGGGATCTAAAAGAATTTACAAAAGATGGTGTAAAAATTGAGTGCAAGGGCGGTAGGAAACCTTCAACAAGAAAAAATGAAACTATTACGTTGAATGAAGAAAAGTTTAAGGAAGAAAATCTAGAGGCTTATGAAATCTATAAAAAGTATCTTGTAAAAGAAACAACTACCGTTGATGTAAAAGGTTCACCTAACAAAATAACAATTACAATTTTAGAGGACAATGACAATGAAAAGAAAGGAAAATAATTATGGCTGAAGGTAAAAAGAGTTTTGTATTATATACTGACTTAATTGAGATAGCCGAAGAACTAACTGATGAAGAAGCAGGGTTATTATTCAAAACTATTTTACGTTATGTTAATGATAAGAATCCTGAAATACCAAAAGAAATAAAATTAGCATTTATTCCTATTAAACAAGACTTAAAAAGAGAGTTGAGAAAATGGGAAGAAGAAAAGCAAAAAAGAGCTGAAGCAGGGCGATTAGGTGGCATTAATAGAGCCATTAAGCAACAACAAGCACTTTCAAGCAAAAGTAAGCAATGCTTACAAGAGTTAAGCAATGGTAAGCAAAATCAAGCAAATCAAGCTGTAAATGTAAATGTTAATGTAAATGATAATGTAAATGTAAATGATAATAATATATTATCTAACGATAATAATATATATACGCTCAAAAATGAGAGCGTAGAGCGTGTAGAAAACACTAAAGTATTAGATGAAACTGATATAATGTTTAATCGCTTTTGGGAAAAATATCCACGTAAAGTGAATAAACAAGGGTGTTATAAATCATTTAAACGAATACCTAAATTAAAAAGTGTATTTGAAAACATTATGGATTCATTAGATAAGTTTATAGTATCTTACGATTGGCAAAAGGAAGATGGTAGATACATACCTTATCCACAAACATTTATAAATCAACATAGATGGGAAGATGAAAACAAACCTTCTAGCGATAATGAAGATGAAATGTTGGAGGCTTGGATAAATGGTAGATAAAAAATATTTTATTGAAGGTTTACAATATCTAAAAAAGTTTTATATCAAGTGGGATGTTAATTTAATTGACATAGCTGATATTTGGTATGACATTCTAAATGAAGAACTACAGGATAATGAAACCTATGGTAAGGTTATTAAAAATTACACTAGACAATGTAAATATGCTCCTAATAGTCCTTATGACATTTTAGAGATAATACCTGAAGAACTAGATGTAAACGAAGCTTGGGAAACAATACTAGATATTGCAAAGCGTTCAAGCACAAATCAAATATTTCTTAACTTGGTAAAAAAAGAACAGCCTAAACTATATGACTTTATTAGAAACTTCGATATTGAGAAAATAGAAGTAGATAAAGAAGGCAACAAGTGTTATGGCTACCAAATGGGAAAACCTTTTAAAAAAGCCTATAATGACTATTTAAAGCAAAAAGAAATAGTTAAGATAGGAACTAACAAACAAATATTAATGATAGGAAATTAAGAATATGAAAATTAATCATACAAATTATTTTAAAGATGGCGTATTAATTCAAACTGATAATATGCAAACAGTTTTTACATTCAGCAATGTAAATATTAGTGAAACATTTGCTTTAGATGAAAAGGGAATGAAGATCCTAACAAAGTTTAAGAATCCTAAAATTGTTTTAGATGGTAATATCGTTAAAGCAAGTGAAAATGGAATAACAGCTAAAATTAAAACAGCAGTAAGTTTATGGAGTGAAACTGATTTAACACAAATCAAAGAAGTTGCTAACTCACATAAAGCAAAATGTAAATTAGGAACTTTAAAGAAGGCTATAGCGTTTGTTTCAAAGAATACTAACAAAGCAATATTACAAGGCGTTAATATTTCGAAGAACTATGTTATAGCAACAAATACATTTATGCTTTTTAGAGAAAAGAATATTATTCAAGATGAAAATGAAGATGATTTCAATGTGACATTATCAAGTGAGTTTGTAGCTGCACTTGAAGGTGATAACGAAGAAATTATCGAAATAGAGTTTAATACTAACAAGGCTAAATGTGTTATAGGTGAAACAACTTATATAGGTAGATTACTTTCAGGAGATTATCCTAAAACTGAAAAATTGTTTACATACCCTATAATTGATACGCTATTAATTACACCTGAAGATGTAAAAGATTTATTGAAATATACAAGCGATGAAAAGAATGACATTATCGCTTTCAATAATGACTTAATCGAAATTGAAGGTAATATTAGCGTTGTAAAACAAAATGATACAAAGATAGAAATTGAAAAAGGCGCTAGAGTATCTTGTGAATATCTAAAGACAGCAATAAGCGTTATTGAAGAAAAAGATTTAGAAAGCGGATTCTTTATCAAGATAGGATTTAGCCAAAATTTCATTTTTATCAATGATAACATATTAATTATGCAAATAGTAAAACAAGGAGAATAAAATGGCAAAAACAAGGTTTAAAGTTGAATGTGAGATAGAAGTTGAATATGCTATGCCTGAAGGAATAGCATCAACACCATACACACATATTAGCGGTTATTGTAAAAATGGCACAGCTACAATAGCAACAATGGAAGGAAAAATTACAAATATTAAAATGAAAAAATTAAAAAGATTAGAGGAGAACAAAAATGAATAAGGTATTTTTAGTAGGTAATTTAGTTAAGGATGTAGAAGTTAAAGAAGTAGGAGAGAACACAAAGGGTTCTTTTAGATTAGCAGTAAATGGTATCAAGGATAAGACATTATTCTTCGATTGCACTTGTTGGAATAAGACAGCTGATTTTATGAGAGGTTATACTAATAAGGGCGCAAAGGTTTATGTAGAAGGTGCAATTGATATTTACCAAAAGAAAAATGAAGATGGTTCATTCGCAGGTGAAAAATATTTCATCAATGTTGTTAGTGTAGAAATTATTTCAAAACCAAATGCAACAAAGAATGAAGATAGAATAAATGAAAGCGAAAAAAATTTTAATCAAAAAGTTTCGCAAAATCAAAACACTAAACAAGAAGATAAACAAAATTCATTTTCAAGCGTAGAACAACAAGTAGAAGATGATGACTTACCATTCTAGGAGATAAAATGGATATTTTTATCGAAGTATTAGGCACAGTGACACACGAAGTAATCAAAGATACCTTTAAAAATGGTTCAAGATATATTTTATTTCGATTAGCAAGCAATAATTCACCGCAAGATGATATAACACAATTCAATTGTATTATCGCTGAAGGGATGCCTGCATTTACATACGCTGATTCTATTAAGTTAAATAATGGCGATACGCTATTGGTTAGAGGTAGATTTCAACAAAAGCAAGTATGTGAAGAAAAAATTGAAGTAAATAAAGAAACAATGAAACAAGAAAGGGTTAAGCATTACTACACAAAGAACAGGATCTATGTAGCGACATTAAATCTTATTCTAAAGAGTGCTGATAAGAATGTAGAACAGCAAATATTTACAAGTGAGAGTGTAAAAAATACTGACAATAGCCGACAAAAAGAAGAATATAAACCAGGTAATAATCCTTTTGGTGATTAATGAACGTTTGTGTTTTTAGTGGCTATGTAGAACTCAAAGCAGCTTATAACCAAAACAAAGATGGAAGATTAAAGTTTGATTTCTATGTTAGCGTTGAAAATGATGATGGAATAGCAAGAACGATACCTTTTAGAGCATACGATGATATGGCTACAAAGGTATATGCTAACTTGCAAGTTGGCTATTATGTTGAAATCACTTCTAAATATATAAGACTAGATAATGTGACAAATTATTTCGTTGTTAAAGATTTAATGTATAAAGCGCCTAAAACAAGTAATCAATATTACATAAAATCAAGCGAATTACTTGAAATGTTTAATCCTAAAAAAGTTTTAGAAAGGATGAAAAATGACAAAAAATAAAATACTGTGTCCTGAATGTCTAATACTGTTTTCTAACAAAACTGAAAAAAATGCAATTAGAGCTGAAGGCTTTAAAAATAAAAGAATCTACTTTTGTAGTGAAAAATGCAAAAATGAATATTTGTTAAGAAGAAGAAAAATGAAAAGGTTAGGTTTGTAAAATGGGAAAAGTTAATTATGAAGGAATAGAGTTTGATAGTGAACTAGAAAAAGATTACTACATACACCTTCAAGAAGGTTATAAAAATGGCGAAATTTTAAAGTTTAAGTATCATCCTAGTCAAATACACAACCTTGTTGGAAAAAGAGATTATACGCCTGATTTCATAGTTGAGTATGAAGATAGAATTGAAGTAATAGAAACTAAAGGTTGGAATCAATTTACTTTTAGAGTTGATGATATTATTCATAACACAATGCTAGGATGGAGCGAATCACGATTAGAGTGCTATTGTTTCAATAATGGTTTTTCAGCTATAGCTAAAAAATGTTTATATAGAAAAATTAAATATCTAAAGGCTTATGGTTTTGTTGATTATGATTTTAAAAACACAAACACTATAGCTAATAAGCGCAAGGCTAAAATTGATGAACAAAAAAATGAAATTAAAGAATTGAGAGAGTTTAAGAAAAATGCTGAAAGGTATTTTAAATATCACTTAAAGTTAGTTAATACAGGAAAATTAACAAAACAACAAAATGAGTGGTATCGCAATTATGTTGAAGAATTAAAGAAAAATTACAGTGGCGAATGTAAAAAAGGAGAATAAAATGGAACAAGTTAAAAAGAGAACAATGCAAGATAGAGTTTTAGATTATATGAATAATTTTGGCTCTATCACTACACTGCAAGCATTTAGAGATTTAGGTTGCAGTCGTTTAAGTGAATACATTAGAAGAATTAGACTTGACTATGATGTAAAGGATACTTGGGAAAGTGCAACTAATAGATATGGCGAAAAAGTAAAATATAAAAAGTATTATTTAGGAGAAAAGTATTGATGGAACTTAACGTAATATATAACGAAGATTGCTATGAAGGTTTAAAAAGACTTCCTGATAAGTGTGTTGATTTAGTTTATATAGATCCACCGTATCAATTTACTATGGGTGGAAACGGTCATAGTGAAATAGCAAATAGAAAATACAAATCTAAAAAGGAAATATATTCGTTAGATACTGACATAACTAAAAGAACTGTTGGAACAGGTTATTCTTCAGGTGGTGGTTGCTTTGGAACTAAAAAAAGAAATTATCACAGCCAAATAAATCAAACTGATGTGAATCTATCACCTGAAAGAAAAGCCTATTTAGATTATGTAGAGAAAAACGGAAAAGATGCTGAAGCTGAACGATTAAGAGTTATAGCTAACGCTGTTGATAATAGAGAAAATACATATTTTATTAGCAAGGGTTTTACAAATAACCTTTTAGATGAACTATGTAGAATAATGAAGAAAATATATATATATATATGGTGCAACAAAGAACAATTAAGACAAATCATTGATTATTTTGATGATAAAGGTTGTTTTATTGACTTATTAACTTGGCACAAAACAAATCCTATACCTACGTGTAATAATACATATTTAAGCGATACTGAATATTGTGTAATGGCACGTGAAAGTGGTTGTAGAATTTATGGAACTGTTGAAACAAAACATAAATATTACATAAGTCAATGTAATGTTTCGGATAAGGAACTATTCGAGCATCCTACAATTAAACCTTTAGAGTTGGTTAAAAATCACATTATCAATTCAACTTTAGAAGGTGATGTAGTATTGGATTGCTTTATGGGTTCAGGAACTACAGCTGTTGCTTGTAAGGAACTAGGTAGAAACTATATTGGTTTTGAATTGAATCCTGAATATTGGCAAATAGCAGTAGATAGAGTAAATGGCGTATCACAAAAAGATAAAAAGCTAAAGGAAAAAGGCTATTTAAGTATAGAAGATTTAATGTAAAAATTACAAAAAGGAATGTAAAAAATGACATTATTAGAATACTGCAAAGAACAATTAGAAAAGAATCCAAAGATAATGGATTTTGAATACAATAGAAAAACATACATTAAAAGTGAACTAGATAGTTTAGCCAAAATAACAGGCACATTTGAAAGTGAAATATATGATGAAGGTTATTATGACTATGATGGTAAAGATGATGAGGGTAAACCTATTTTTATCAAGTTTAGTTGGCTTGTATGTAGAATTAAGAAAGTTGGTGAGTAAGATGTTTGTAAGAACTGAAAATGGAATATATGAGGTAATATCATTAAAGAAGGAAAAGTTTGGAAAATACTATTGTTATAGAGTTGATAGAAAAAACATAAATAAATATAGCCTTGTAGCTGAAACAAGTATTTTGAAACAAGCTGATACTATTGAAGAATTGTGTGACTGCTTTTATTGGGATTGTAAAGATGGATTTAATATTCATAATTTTATGAATTATTCTATTGCAAAAGATACTTGGGATGAGTATGTAAGTGACTGTTTGATAGATGAGGAAAAAATTGAATCAAATATGTATGGTTGTATCAAAACTTCAAAAGGACTTATCTATGTAGCAAAGATGAACGAGAAAGGGGAATTAAAATTATTATGCCAAAACTAGACATAGAGAAAATCAAGCGTGCAAGCATAGTAATATTCCATACAAAAGATGTAATGTTGAAATACATTAAAAAAGTAGGTTTTAATAATCAAGATAGTCTTGTAATAACAAGATACAATAAGAAATGGTTTGTGAGGTGGGAATAGAAAATGAATGATTTTTTAAAATATTGGTGGTTAATTCCTTTAGTAGTATATATTGTTTTGAATGTTGTTTGGTTAGTTATGATGGTATGGGGTAGATTGCAAGGATTTGGATTCGTTGAAACCCCATCGGAATTAGCCGAAGCGTTCAATGTAAATTTAGCAGGTGGAATTATTATATTTATACTCGGCATTATTATATGCCCTTTATGGAATTTATTATTTTGGACTTATAAATTATTTTATTTTTTATTCCACATAGGTTTAGAAGATTGAAAGAGGTGGAAATAGATGATAGATAAGATTTTATTAAAACTAATGGGTTTGTTATTAGTGGCAGTATCGATACTATTAGTTGTTCGGCTAATAATCATTAGAGATGAAGATGATTTAATTATATTTGCTAGTCAAGTATTAATAATCACAGTAGCAACTGTATCTTTAATATTAGGTATTGCTTTCTTGGGAGCAAAGGTAAATAAGAAAAAAACAAA